CGTCCTCCTCGGCCAGAAGCTCGAGCGAGCGAAAGTCGCCAAGGATTTCGTAGAGCTTCGGCAAGCCGCTCACGTGGGGGCCTCTTCGGATGCGGCGGCGGCCAACTCGGCCTTGCGGGCATCGTACATCGCCTTGAATGCCTCGCGTGCGGCTGCGTCCTTGGCGTCTCCGGCGTGCTTCCAGGCGGCAGCGAAGGTGCTGGCGAGCTCCGCCTGATTCTTCGCCCCCTTCATGGCGTTGAAGTGCTCCTCACCCTCCTCCGCCGTGAGCGCGGTTGCCGAGGCTTGCGCGCTGGCGACGGCGGCTTTCACGGCATCCGCCATGCGCTGCGGGGTCACGTCGATGGAGTCGGGCGTGTCGGCAAACTCCTCGGGCGTATAGAGCTGCGTCACCGGCCAGAGCGCACGGATGCCCTCTGAGATGCAGCGCGCACGCTTCATCTGCATGGGAAATTTCTGATGATTCGGGCGCGAGGCGAGGCCCGCGGTCTTCACGCGCGCGTCGTCCCAGGTCACGGAGAGTTGCTTGCCTTTGGGGGATGTGAAACGGCCCGTGACCTTGGCGTCCGAGCATTCGAGCCATTCGACTTGGCCGCCGGCGCGCAGGAACCGGGTCAGCATGGCGGAGGACTTGAGTGAGGGTTTCCCCTCGATCACATCGTAATCCATCATGGCCTGCGCGGGGTGGATGCCTTCGGCCTGCGCAATCAACATGAGGGAAAGCGCGGCTTCGGGGGTCTTGACGGCGAACAAGCCTGACTTGGCGACGGTCGCCGCCATCCTCTCCAGTTGCTCGAACGTAACGGCCAGGGACCGATTTCCGTCCGCTGCAACCTGCGTGCTTACTGCGGTTCGCGGAGTGGAAGTTGACATAGAAGAATCTCCAGTTGTAGATGCGAGAATCAGGACTCGAAATCTGTCGAGGCTTTCGCCTCCTCCACCTTCACCCCCGCGCCAACCGCCGCGATCAGCTCGTCCTGACTCGCCACTGTGGCGCTGAAGTCCTTGGCGCAGTGGCGGATGGCCTGGGCGTTGTTCGGGGCGCGCACCAGGCGCTTGGCGTCGGCCTTTTTGTCGGTGACCAAGTAGATGCGGGTGTCGGGGCGGGGAGTGGGCATGATTATTCTCAGGTGTTGTGGGGGAATATCAACGGATTGGAGCAGCAGGCGGCGGAAATTCTCCCAACAGCCGCCGCGCCTCGAACGACCAGTGCTCGCTTTCCCCGATCAGCTCGCCATACTCGGCGTGATACTCGGCAAGTGCGCTGGTGAGTAGCGACAGCGCTGCATCGCGCTCGCAGAAAAGGCACGGGACGAACTCGTGGCGCGCACTGCCGCTCACGACGTAGAGGACGGCATGTTGGCAGGTGCGGCTCACGGGCCTTCTCCGAAGAAGCCCTCAGCCAGCGGGGCGACCTGCGCGGCGGTGAGTTCGGCCGTGAGGCGATCCACTTCGCTCAGGAGCCAGCGCCGGTCGATGAAGGCTCGGCCACAGGCGCCGAGTGCGGGCACCTTGAACCAGGTGACGGCGGCGCTGGCATCGCGCTCACGGATGGCGGCGAGGTGGGTCGCGGTCACGGCGTACGCTCCTCGATCATGAGGAGACGTTCCGGCAGCGCCGAGCACTCCCACGCTGCGGGCACCGTGGCGGCGTCCAAGTGGCAGACCAGCGTCTCTGAGAAATTCGGGGCCATCGCGGTCAGTGGAGGCGCCACAGCGCAGCCTGAGAGGTCGAGCAACAGTGCCACGGCGAGGAGTTTTATGGGGTTCATGCTGCCACCACTTCATGCCGCGCCGTCATTCCAGGCATCGCGAGCAACACGTCGGCAAACTCTTGGGACGAGCGAGCACCGCGCATCAGTTCCCAATGCGCGCCCAACTTATTCAACGTGCCGTAGGCATAGCGGGCGACCTCAAGGGCGTGAGCCTCAGACTCGCCAGTCTTTGTGCGAATACGAAACCAACGTTTCTCATCGGCACTGTCGAAGGTCTTGTCATCGCGGTACCAGCGAAAGCGGTAGACGATTTCGTAGGTGCCATCGGGCATGACACCCAAGTGCTGCAGCCAGTCGCCGGCGGGTAAGGAGACCGACCAGAGACCGATGGTACACTCGCCGACTTCGATCATGGCATCCATCACACCCTCCGGACGCAGAACGGGAAATCAACGCCTGCCGTGATGACGTACCCCGCGCCCTTGGACTTGCAGTACGCATACGCTAGGCCCACATCGCTGAAGGCGGCGACTACCGGTCCCGGCTCGCTTTTGCTCAGACACTCGCAGCAGATGCGCTCGCCGGGGTCCGGCTCGAGATCGTGGCAGAGCGGGCAGAAAATGACGGTCAGCATGGCGGCTCAGTCGGTATGGCGCACGACGATGAAATGAGTGATGCCGTCCTCACTCGTCCACACTTCAGCTTCCCTGCCGCCGAAGACGGGGTGATACCAGCACTGCGCAACCTGCTGCTTCGTCGTGCCGGCAGGACAGGTGCCGTGAAGGCGCACATGGGTATAGCCATCAACGCGGGACTCGATGACGAAGGCGTCGCGGGTGAGGACGGGGCCTGATTCGGTGTGGATCATTCGGATTACACCCCCGCCCGGATCGCGAGCACTGCCACGTAAATGAGCCCCCACACGACGCCGACGACGAGCACGGCGAGGGTGATGGCGAGCGTCTCGCCTGCGATGGAGAGTTCGTAGCTGTTGGGTTTCATCAGGTTCATGATGATCTCAAGGTGTGGGAAGGGGGCGCGTGCACGCTTGGGTCAGCGTCCAGAGCTTCAATGCCTCGGCGTAGGCGGTGTCGGTCATGTGGGGTCGCTCAGGGCGTGGAAGACTCGCGCGACGTCGGCGGCAGTTGTATCAGCGGCGTCGTTGAAGGTGGAAATGTCGCTGTCCATTGCCGCCTCAAGAGCGAATACGATCGGATGGCGCACCCACTGCCGAAAGGGCACCCTGCGGGCCACATGGCCGAGCGCGCACCAGCGGGTAGCCCGTGGATCATAAGAGGCGACGGAGCATCCCATGTCATCACGGGCCATTACCACCTGCGTCCAGCGCTCCGGGTGCGCGGTGAGCTCGCTCGCGATATCGGCGCAGATCGCGCGGTTTTTGGCGGAGAGGGTGGGCGCGGTGTTCATGTGGAAGGGACTGTACGCTCTTTTTGGTACGTGTCAAGCGTTCTGCAAACTTGCGTACTGACTCGCGGCTAGCGTATGCTGAAATCCATGGCAACGATAGATCCGCTGCAGATGCTGAAGGCCGAGTGCAAGAAGTCCTCGCAAAGTAAGGTGGCCAAACGCCTAGGGGTATCGCGCCAGTTCATATGCGATGTGCTCAAAGGGCGCCGCGATATTACGGATAGACTCCTTGAAGGGCTCGGCGTCGAGAAGCGCGTCACATACCGGAGCCTGCGAACGCAGAACGCTAACGTTTGATCGCGCCGCCCCTGGTGGGGGAAGCACGATGACATAACCGGCCGCTAGCGCCGGGAAGGACGGAACGATGGGGTCGAGAGTATCGCAGTCAGGAGCGAATCCTGCTGCTCAGTCTGCGCGCACGCTGTCATTCCGTCCTGCGTCTGCGCAACCCGAGGGCCGGGAGGCCACCACTTCCCGGCCTTCACCTTTTTCTCGCCACTTTTCCCACCTCGCGCCGCGCTCCCCGCTGCGCGATGACTGGCGCGTCGGGGCCCTCATGGCCCCGATTTTATTCACCCTCGACGATGTGCGGCCCGCTCTGAGGCGCCGGTGAAATGAGCCGCCGCCAGCGCTATCCCTGGCCCGTAGCCATCGGCACAGTGGAGGCGATCGAGGCCCACGACCGGCGCGCGGCGAACGCGGTGCAGACGGCGGCATCGAAGTTTGCGTATCGCAAGCACTGGGTGTTTCGCACGCGCTGGGACGGGGCAGCGGTGCGGGTGAGGCGGGCGGCATGAGGGAGCCCGACCTGCCGCTCACCGAGCGCCTGATGTGCGCCATCGTGCCTCGTGATTATCGTCATCGGGGCGGTATGGGCGTCGGTGTGGCTGGAGATGAAAAATGGCTGAGACGAAAGACATGTTTACGCTCCATCACGATGCGGCGCATCTCGCCCACCGGCTGCGCGAGCACGGGGTGGAGCTGTCGTGGATGGAGATCGGCAAGGAGAAGGTGAGGGAGCGCATCATCGAGGGCGGACTCGCCGAGGTGATCGTGTGGCGGGGGCAGGATGGGAAGGTGCGCACATACGAGCGGGCGTTCGAGGATGTGTTTGGGGAGGCGCTGGTGCCGAAGAAAGGGCGCGCCCCAAAGTCGGCGGCGGTATGAGGGACTTCACGACCGACGGCTCGGCTGAGGCCGACTCGCGCATCGGGAAGCGGGCACGCCGGGCGCTTGACCTGCGATTTTGCCCGTGGTGGCTGCGCAATTTACTGCTGCGATGGGGATTGTGAGAGTGGCGGGGAACGAACAGCTCGTCTGCAGCATCGCGCCCGTGGAGGCGGTGCTGAGGCTCGCACGCGAATATCCGGTTTTCCCGTGCCGGCTCCATCCGACGCAGATCCTTTGGCGCGGCGAGCGCAAAGTGGTCAAGGCGAAATCCCCACTCACCCCGCACGGATTTCAGGACGCGAGCCAGGACCCGGACCAGATCCGCGCCTGGTGGCGCGAGCACCCCGATGCGCTGGTGGGGGTGCCCACGGGGCCCGCAACCGGCTTTCTCGTCGTCGACTACGACGAATACAAGGCGGATGCGGCGGCAAAGGATTGGATCGCCGAGAACTCCGTGGCGCTTTGCGAGACCCGCAGTCACGCGACGCTCTCGGGCGGGAGGCATTACCTCTTCCGTGTCACCCCGACGGTGGAATATCGCGGGGGCGTGTCGCTTGCGCTCAATGGCAAGGTGCGCGTCGGCCTCGACCTGCGCGCTTCCGGCGGCTACGTCATCTGGTGGCCGCTTCACGGCGGATCCGCCTCGGGGGAGACCATCCTGCTACCGGCGGGTCTCATCGATGAGCGCAAAGTCGAGCCGCGCGCGCTCGAGCCGCTCCCCGCCGCAACGCCAGCCTCCTGGGGCTGCGATCGGCAGACGCTGCTGCAGACGCTTCCATGGATTGACCCAGTGAGCTACGGGGCATGGATAGACGCAGGGATGGCCATTAGCCTCGCCTGCGGGGGGGTGGACGATGGCTTTGCGCTCTGGCACGCGTGGAGCGCCGGGGAATTAACCGGTGAGTGCCCGGTTAATTACGCCGGGATCCACGACTGCCGCTACCGCTGGGCTAGCTTTCGGCACGACAAGGCTCGCGGGGCCACCGTCACCGTAGGCACGCTGGTGCATCGGGCCCGCGCCGCTGCTTTGGCGCTGAAGACGGGGATGAATATTCCGGAGAATATTCCGGCGCCGCAGGCAGATATTCCGCCGCTATCCACTTATGAAGAGGAGGCTAAGCGCTTCGCCGACGCACGCGCTGATCAAGCGAACGTTTCACGTGGAACCTCCCAGAAAATCCCTTCGCAGGGAAGGGAGAATCCCGCCGCAGACGGCCAGGAGAAAGACGACGGCGAGCTCGGCCTCTCCGATGATGAGCTCGCGCTACGCTTCACGGCTCGCTACGGCAAAAGCCTGCGCTACGTCGCGGCCTGGGACCGGTGGCTGCTGTGGGATGGCAAGCGCTGGGCACACGATGAGAAGCGCTCCGTATTCGATCTCTCGCGGGCTATCTGCCGCGAAGTGCTCGCCGAGCACCTGGCGCAGCCCCTCACCGACACGCAGCGCAAAGGGCTTCGTAAGCGCTTAGGGGACGCGAAGACCGTCTACAACATCACGAAGCTCGCAGGCTCGGACCCCGTGCACGCGGTGTCAGTGCGGGAGCTCGACGCGGATCCCTGGGCGCTCAATACGCCCGCTGGAATACTGGACCTGCGCACCGGACTGATGCGACCTCACGACCCTTGTGCGCTTCACACGAAAATGACCGCCGCCGCGCCAGGCGGGGAATGCCCGATATTCATCAAGACACTCACCGAGGCGCTGCCAGCCGATGAGGTGAAGGAGTACGTACAGCGCCTTTTCGGGTACGGGCTCACCGGCTCCTCGCGCGATCACGCCCTCTCGTTCTGGTGGGGCTCTGGTAGAAACGGCAAGGGAACGATCGCACACGCATTTCGGCGCGCGCTCGGGGATTATGGGCTCGAGGTGGGCGCGGAATTATTCATGGAGAGCCACCACGAGCGTCACCCGACTGAAATTGCGGTGCTGCGCGGCGCGAGGTTCGTCGTAGCCTCGGAAATCGACACGGGCCGGCGATGGAATGAGGCGCGGCTCAAGCGCTTGACGGGCGGAGATCCGATCAGCGCGCGCTATATTGGCAAGGATCTATTTGAATTCGAGCCGACGCATACGCTGCTCATCATCGGAAACACAAAGCCGGGCCTGCGCTCGGTCGATGAGGCCATGCGGGCCCGCATGCAGCTCGTGGAATTCGGCGTGACGATCGATGCGTTGAAGCGTGATACGGAATTACCGGACAAGCTTGCCGCGGAATATGGCGGGGTGCTCGCGTGGGCGCTGAAAGGCTGCATCACCTGGCGGCGCGAGGGATTGAAACCCCCGGCAAGCGTGCTTGCCTCCACGGCTGATTATTTAGATGCCGAGGACTCGATCGCGCAGTGGGTGAATGAGGCGTGCGAGAAGGCGGGGCAATTGAAGCTCTCTGCCGGCCATCGCTCCTACCGCGAGTGGTGCGAGAAGAATGCAGCCCCGCCGCTAGGGCGTAATGCGTTCACTGACCAACTGGAAGCGCACGGGTTTAAGAGAAGCATGGACAATCGAGGAAAATCGGTCGTGTTTATTGGAATTTCGCTGCCGATGCCGAAAGATCACATGCGCAGAGCGGAAGAGGATGAGGACGCAAAGTATGCGCGTGAAAAGCACTGGAGCGACCTGCAATGAACTCTAAGGAAGAGCCGCCCGCTACGCGCGATTGGACTCTGAGCGAACATGACGAGCTTCACGCTGCGCCCGACGTCGTTCACGGTCCGCCTTAAGTGCAGCAGCAGTCTCGGGTAGCCACGCCGGACGGCTTCCTATCAAGGCGTCTGGAGGGGGTTGGATTTGCGACAATCGTGTGACGGAAACTCCGAGAAAGGAGGCGAGACCGGTGCGCCCAAGGAAGATTTGTGGTTTCACTTTCGACACTCTCAGTTAATACAGAGTACTGATTCTGACAGTTGCAGATTGTCAATGTCAATAAAGAACAAAAATTCTTCACGAGACCCCCATTTCTACGCAATGCCGGGTTTGCCGGCTTTTATCCTGAAGTCCCTACACTCTTACTTATACACAGGTTATACACAGGGTCGCGCGCGCGTAACGGCTAGCCTGTACTTATCCCGGCAAACCCGGCAAACCCGGCAAGCTAAGTCCAATTATGCGTAGTACACGTCGCTGGACCGAAGCCGACCTCGCCGAAATCGGGCGCGGGCTGAAGCGCCTGCCGAGCGCGCCTCTTACGCCCTCCGCTGGCGCCAAGCTCATCGCCGCCGCCGAGCGCGGGAAGCTCGAGGCTCTGCTCCTGCATCACCTCACCCTCCTTGGCCTCGCAGGAGCCTTTGAGCGCGAGGCACGCTTTCACCACACCCGCAAGTGGCGCCTCGACCTCTACGCCGCCGAGGGGCGCTTAGGCGTCGAAATACACGGGGGGACTTACGACGGCGGACGACACGTACGAGGACGTGGCTTTCACGATGACCGGCAGAAGATGAACGCGGCGATCGAGATGGGCATCGCGGTGCTCGAGTTCGATGCGCAGATGGTCAGAAGTGGGGAGGCAGCCGCGCAGGTCGAGCGGGTGATCCGCGCGCGAGTATCACGAGCTGGCGATTTGCTCCAACGATACTGATCAAAACGTCAAAAAACTGACAGTTTGATCAAAGAATTGGCGTTTTGATCAATTTCACTCAGGCTTGACATTGCCGCTCGCCGGTGTACTCTTCCATCATACGACCGTTAGGAGAGAGTAAATGCAGGCTGTAGCCTATACGCGCGTGTCGACGACCGACCAGGAGAAGTCGGGCCTGGGGCTGGCGGCTCAGCGCGCCGCCATCGAGGCCTTCGCCGGGCGCGAGGGGATTGAGATCGCGCAGTGGTTCACCGAGGTCGAGACCGGTAAAGGCTCGGACGCGCTCGAGCGCCGACCCCAGCTTGCCGCGGCGCTGCGCACTGGGCGGGCCCTGCGCGGGCCGATCCTCGTGAGCAAGCTCGACCGCCTCTCGCGCGATGTCCACTTCGTGAGTGGGCTCATGGCCGAGCGCGTGGAGTTCGTCGTGACCGAGCTCGGGCGCCAGGCTGACCCGTTCGTGTTGCACCTCTTTGCCGCCCTCGCCGAGAAGGAGCGCCAGTTGATCAGCGAGCGCACGCGTGCCGGCCTCGCTGCGGCGAAGGCCCAAGGCGTCGTGCTCGGCAACCCGCGCCTCAAAGCCGGGGACAAGTCGAGCGCGATCGCCGCCTCACGCGCCAACGCGCAGGTGGCTGGCGTCAGGGCGAATGACCTGCGTGACATCGTGGCCGATGCCCGCACGCTCGGGCGTACGTCGCTCAAGGCGCTTGCCGATCACCTCAACGCGCTCGGCATCACTACCCCGCGCGGCGGTCGCTGGTTCCCAGCCTCGGTGCGCCGGCTGCTCAGGCTATTGGAGCGCGCCCCGTGACGAATTCACCCAGCGCTCTCAGCCAGGTTTTTGACCCCCTCCCGACCCCCCTTTTGGCAGGATCGGAGTCCCTAGTACCGGTGCTCGCGCCCCTCCTCGCTACCCACCCCAAATCTCAATTCCACTTTGTGTCCGGCGCGCACCCAACGCCATCAGTCATTCACCCCCCCCCCCCCGCGAGGGTCCCCGTATGATTTTCGCCACTCTTGTGATATTTCTATCCGCCGTCGGCTGTTGCATGGCGCGCCGTTGGGGCTGGGGCGCATTGATGATGCTCGTCACCTTCGGGATGTTAGTTGTGCAGAGTAACGGTGCGTAATGGCCGGTAGCCCCCAAAATCGCGCGCGCCGCCTAGCCGAGCAGGCGCGTCGGGACGAGAACACGGGCGACTGGATGATCCGCCCGCCGCCGAACCTGACGGACCCGCCGAAGGCGCCCCCGACCGACCGGGAGCTGGTCTCGGTGTGGTGGCGCGAGCAGGTGGCGGACTTGAAGCGCGCCGCCAAGGGCCGGGGCGAGACGGTGGCGAAGGGTGCCGATGCGGTGCTTGAGAGTCAGGCGCGGGTATTTGGCGCACTCGGGGTGCCGGAGGACGTGGCGGCGGCGCTGATGGGCGTCGGTGAGGTGCGGTTCAAGGCCGAGTATGCGGGTGAGTATGCGGTAGGCTCGGCGGCGATGGTGGGTCAGGTGGCGGCGAATTTGCTGCGCATTGCGACGAGCACGAACGACCGGGTGGCGGTGAAGGCGGCGGTGGAGATCATGCGAAGCCGGGGCGGCGAGCCCTGGCGGCCGCCCACCCAGAAGCTCGAGATTTCAAGGCCCGCACCGAAGGCGAACGTGATCGATTCGAGCAAGCTGACGGTGGAGGAAAGGGCGGCGCTGCGGGCGATCATTATGGCGGCGAGTGCTCGGGAGCAGCTCTCGGCGTTGGAGCATGGGGGCGGGGGCGATGAGTGAGGCCAGCGATGAGGGCGCCCAGCCCCATCACCGAACACCGACACCGACGAAGATGCTAGTGTCGGCGCCGACATTTCGCACGCTCGTTGAGCCTGGATTGCGTGCGATTTTGCGCGAGGAGTTATTTCCGCTGCCGGAGGAATTTTATCGGGCGCTGGAGGGGGCCGATGAGTGAGGCGCCCCCGCGAACTCCGAGCGATACCGCCGACGCCTGGGAATCCCGCCAATTTTTAAGGCTGCTCGAAGATTATCGGCTTGGCCAAGACGCCGACACTGCGGAGAACTTCGAGCGCGTCCGGGCGTTCTGCCGCGAGCATGATGGGTGCGTGCGCATCCTCGCCGCCGGCCTACCACCCGCAGGCGCCCCGGTAGATCATCGCCTCTACAACGAGGCGATGGTTGAGATCGAGCGGCTGACGGAGCTGATCGGCAAATAAGTGCCCGCCCTCAACTTGGACAAATTCGACCCGCGCTCGGTCGATGGGGAGGCGCAGCTCCTTGACCTGGAGCGGGCCGACTGCGAGGAGAATCTCTATGAGTTCTTCAAGGCCGCGTGGAGCATCATCGACCCCGCCCCCTGGGTCGATGGCTGGTGCATCGATGCGATCTGCGAGCACTTGCAGGCGGTCGTCGACGGGCAGATACGTAATCTGCTGATCAACATCAGCCCGCGCTGCTCGAAGTCGAATTTGTGCTCCGTTACCTTTCCCGCGTGGGTGTGGGTGCAGCCGAAAATCGGTCCCGTGAGCGGGCCTCAGGTCTCCTTCCTCCACACCTCCTACGCCAAGCAGTTGGTCGAGAGAGACTCCGGCAAGCGCCGTCGCCTCATCGAGTCGCCGTGGTATCAGGCGCGGTGGGGCGGCAGGTTCCAGCTACTGGAAGACCAGAATACCAAGGCGCGGTTCAGGAACGACAAGGGCGGCGAGAGCCTCATTTCATCCGTTGTGGGCGCCAACACCGGGGAAGGCGCCATGTGCATCATCAACGATGATAACAACTCCGTCGATGATGTGGACTCCGAGGCCTCCATTCAGACCGTGATTGACTGGTGGGATGGGGTCATGCCCACCCGGCTCAACAACCAGAACACCGGCGCTCGTATCGTCATCCAGCAGCGCACGTTCGAGAATGATCTGACCGGACACATCCTGGAAACCGAGATGGAGGACTGGGTTCACCTGATGATCCCGATGAAGTACGAGCCGGAGCGCTCGTATCCGACGGTGACCGGCTGGAAGGATCCGCGCACGGAGCCTGGGGAGTTGATGTGGCCGGAAAGGTTCAACGAGCAGGCCACCACCCGCCTTGAGAAGAGGCTCGGACCCTTTCGAGCGGCCGGTCAGCTGCAACAGAGGCCGGAGCCCAAGGGCGGAGGGCTCATCAGGCGGGAGTGGTGGCGGCTCTGGGATGCACAAAGTTTTCCCCCCATGGATTTTGTGCTCGCGTGGCTCGATACAGCCTACACGGAGCACGAGATCAACGATCCGAGCGGGATGATCATCTGGGGGATTTACTCCGGAGATGTCAGCGCCGCGACGACAAGGATAGTAGGCGCAAATGGCGAGCCCCTTCCGCACGCCTCGACGTATTCGGAATTTGCGCCGCGCGTGATGTGCATGTACGCGTGGACCGAGCGCCTCGAGTTACATGAGTTGGTGAAGAAAAGCGCCGAAGTCTGCACAAAGATGAAGGTCGATGTGCTGGTGATCGAGAACAAGGCCTCCGGCATCAGCGTCGCCCAGGAGCTGAGGCGCCTTTACAGCCGCGAGCGCTTTTCGGTTCAGTTGGCCGATCCCGGGCGCCAGGACAAAGTCGCGAGACTGATCAGCGTGCAGCACATATTCGCCGAAGGAATGGTCTATGGCCCTGACCGGGCCTGGATGGAGAAGGTGATCGCTCAGGTGGGGCAGTTCCCCAAAGGTAAGCACGATGAGTACGCGGACTGCACTTCGGGGGGCTTGAAAAAGCTGCGCGACATGGGCCTCCTGGTCCGCCAGCCCGAGCGGGAAGCGGAGCTCGAAGCCGACCGCCAGTACCGCGGGCGCGAAGAGCCGCTTTATTCGGTGTAGAGTAGCCGCCCATGGTCCTCACCCCCGAGACGGCGCCTCCCCGCTGCACCTGCACGGTCGACCTCATTTCGCGCGTCTTTCGCCCCTACCTCTTCAAGGTCATCGTCACCGGCGAGCCCCCTCACGCGCACCGGGTCGAGTACAAGATCTCAGCGCCCGATGAGAATTCCGCCGCGATGAAAGGTATGCAGCTCTTCGTGCGGGAGTTCCTCCCCTACCTCGTACGTCAGCAGTTGGCCGACCTGGCGCCACGCGCGAGGCTGCAGTGATCGTTCCCGGCGCCGATGGTAAGGTCGTGGAGTTGGCCGACTTCAGAGAGAAAAAGCCCGAGTACGTCTTTGAGTGCGAGTGTGGCAGTCAGCATTTCTACATGCACTGCGATGGGACCGTAGAGTGCCGCAGCTGCAAGCGCATCAACGAGCGCATCGAGTGGATGTACCGCGAGGGCTGCGCACCGAAGGACTTCTCGCCCGGAGCCAAGAAATGACGGCGCTGGCATGAGCGGCTTAGCCGGCAACCTTCGCCTCGTGCCGCCGGCGCCCCCCGCTGCGCCCGCTCCCGCCGATGTCGTCGTCGAGATCGAGCCCGGTGCCGATGCGCCCGTCATCGACGACAAGAACAACATCCTGCGTATCGAGCATGGCGACGGCTCGATCACCGTCTCCCTCGACGGCAAGCCCTTAGGCGATGCCGGCAAGCCCGGCGAGCCCACGCAGTGGTTCGACAATTTGGCCGCGCGCATCGACAAGGACGAACTCAGCTCGATCACCGAGGATCTGCTGCGCGGCGTCGCGGATGATCTCACCTCCCGAGCCGAGTGGATCGAGGACCGCGCGCAGGGCATCAAGCTCTTGGGCCTTAAAATCGAGCTGCCGAACGTTCAGGGCGCGACCGATGGGGCGCCGGTCGAGGGCATGAGCCGCGTGCGCCATCCGCTCCTGCTCGAGGCGGTCTTGAGGTTCCAGGCGAACGCCAGAGGCGAGCTGCTCCCCGCCGATGGCCCGGTGAAGGTGCGAAACGACTCGACCTCCCCGACCCCCATTGACGATGCGGTCGCAAATGCGCTCGAGATGGACTTGAATCACTACCTGACGGCGGTCGCGACGGAGTACTACCCCGACACCGACCGGATGTTGTTTCAGGTGGGCTTTGGCGGCGGCGCGTTCAAGAAAGTCTACAAATGCCCGCTTCGCATGCGCCCGGTGTCGGAATCCGTCGATGCCGAGGACCTGATCGTCAACCAGTCGGCCACCGACCTTGCAAACGCGCAACGTGTGACGCATCGGGTGATGATGAGGCCCTCGGTCGTACGGCGCATGCAGTTGCTCGGCGTGTACCGCGACGTGACCCTCGCCGACCCGCTGCCCCAGGAGTCAAACCCGCTCGATGACGAGAAGCGCGCGCAGCAGGGCATCACGGTCAACGCGCTCGGGCGCCCCGAGGATCGTGAGCGGGAGATTTACGAGATCTGCTGCGAACTCGACATCAAGGGCTTCGAGCACAAGTTAGACGGCAAGGAAAGCGGCCTCGCGGTGCCCTATGCGGTGACGATTGACCGTTCCTCGCGCGAGTGCTTGGCCGTGGTGCGCAACTACGGCGAGAAGGACGAGCCGCTTCCCATCGCGCGAAAGCGCTTCGTCCTCTACCCCTTCGTCCCGGGAATCGGGTTCTACCCCATTGGCCTGCTGCACATTTTGGGCAACACGACGAACGCGGTGACTGCGGCCTGGCGGGAAATGCTCGATACAGGCATGTACGCGAATTTTCCCGGCTTCCTGATGGCCGACGGCGGTGGCCGCCAGAATACGAACATCTTTCGTGTGCCGCCGGGCGGCGGCGCCCCCATCAAGACCAATGGCCTTGCGATCCGCGATGCGGTGATGCCGCTCCCCTACTCGACCCAGGGCATGCCCGCCACCATGCAGTTGGTCGAGAACATGGTCGACACTGGCCGGCGCCTAGGCGGTACGTCCGAGGTGCAGGTCGGGGAGGGCCGGGCCGATGTGCCCGTGGGCACGACGCTCGCCCTCATCGAGCAGGCGGTGAAGGTGCTCGATGCAGTGCATAAGCGCATTCACGCCGCGCAGGCCGAGGAGTTTCAGCTCCTGAAGGAGCTCTTTCGGGAGAACCCGGAGAGTTTCTTTCAGCGCGGCTGCAAGTCAAAGACGAAGTGGGACCGGGAGAGCTTCTTGGCGGCGCTTGGCAACTGCGACATGGTGCCGCAGGCGGATCCCAATACCGCCTCGAGCGGCCAGCGCCTGATGAAGGTGATGGGCCTCATGCAGCTCTCGGCGCAGGCCCCGCAGCTCTACGACCCGATCAAGACCCACACGGCAGCCTTGGGCGCCATGGGATGGCCGGATCCTGAACTCTTCTTCATCCCCCCTCAGGCCCGCACGGCCCCGCCGATGCAGCTCCAGCAGGCGCAGTCCCAGATGGCGAACGAGGCTGCCGCTGCCAAAGCCAAGACCACTGAGGCGAACGCTCGCGCGACCGAAGCGCAGGCGAAGGCCGATGAGATCGAAGCGAAAACCGCTGCGGGCGCGTTCGCGCCCAAGGGCAAGGAGGCGGCGGCCGCCCCCGCTGAGCCGCCAGAGTCGCAACTTGATCTGGCGAGCGCGCAGGCGAAACTGATGGACGCCCACACCCGTCAGCGCGAGGTGGGGCTGAAGGCGGTAGCCCAGGCCACGCAGAGCCACGACGCGGCGCTCGAGCGTGACGCGCGGCAGAAGGACGATGCCATTGACCTCGCCAAGGCCGTCATCACGGACCCGAGCGATGCCCCGGGCGCCGGCAGAAAGGCGACCGGCATCATTCACCAGATCGAGAAGGGACTTGGAGAGTAGGCCCGTGAGAGCGAACCTGCACTGCCCGACGTGTGAGCCGAAAGTCATCGTGATGGCGCTCGAAAGCGAGAAGTACGGCGCCGGCAACCTGACGCAGGTCTGGAAGTGTCACTTCTGCGCCACCACCGCGACGACCTGCATTCCCTGCGTGATCGTGACCGCCGATTGCGCAAGCGCTGGCGCGAGCGTAGATTCAGCGCCACAGTGAGGAGCCCGTCATGAGCGAAATGTCAGAAAAGGCCCGCGCCGCCGCCAAAGAGAAGGTCGAGCGCCTGAGCCGCTCCGACCCTCACGCGCGCGTCGACGCCAGCGGCTACAGTCCCGAAGGCGCACTCAACGGTGACGTTCAAACCGGACCCCGCCCCATCTCGCGCCGCCAGTACCGCCGCGGCGGCAGCGTCGAAGGCATGGCAACGGCTCCGCGTGCGGACCGCAAGCGTCGGGCCGCAGGAGGCGCGCTCACCGCCGACTCGCTCATCAACCGCAACGTCAAGGCGGCGAACGAGGACCGCGCCGGCACGAAACACGTGGGCGGCATGAAACGCGGCGGCCGCGCCGAAGCCATGGCCGAGCGCGTCCACAAGCTGATCGGTGGCGCCCTCACCCCGCAGCAAAAGCTCGGCATGCTGCACCGCCCCATGCGGACCGAGGGCGGCAAGGTCCATAAAGACGAGGCGCAGGACCGGGCACTCATCCACGAGATGGGCTGCAAGTGCGGCAAGTGCTCCGGCGGTCGCGTTGAGCGCAAGGCTGGTGGCAGTACGGATCACTGGATCGCCGACGCGATCAAACACCCCGGTTCCTTGCGCAAGGAGTTGCACGTCAAGGCGGGTCACGACATCCCCGAGAAGAAGCTCGAAAAGGCCGAGCACAGCAAGAATCCGAAGGAAGCCAAGAAAGCACATCTCGCCGAGACCCTGAAGGGGCTGCACAAGAAGTCTGGCGGCTCAGTCGACCGCGCCGCGATCAACGACGGGACTCGCCCCACTGGCGGCCGCCTTGCGCGCAAGGGTGGCGGGCGCACGAAGAAGGGCACGAACGTCAACATCATCATCGCTCCCCAGGGTGCGGGTGCGGGCGCTCCCATGCCGCCGCGCCCGATGATGCCACCGCCGGGTCAAGCCCCCGTGGGACTTCATCAGGGCGCACCGCCGCCGCCAATGATGCCCCCTGCCGCCATGGCACCCGGGGCTACCATGCCGATGCGCGCCGCTGGCGGGCGCGCCTATCCGATCGACGCTGGCGCCGGCAGTGGCTTAGGGAGGCTCGAGAAGGCGAAAGCCGCCGCCCGGTCGTGAGCTCTTATGACGCTAGATTCGAGCGTGAGTTAAAGAAGCGCATTGCCCAAGAACTCGAACGCTTGCGCAATGACCTTGAAGTCGGGATCGCCGTCACCGATCACGCCAAATACCAGAATTACGTCGGGCGCATCGCAGCACTGAAGCGCGTCACCAATGAGTTTTGCCCGGAAATTCAAACAATCATCGATCAGGGGTAACGAGTCAATGAAGTCAGCGACGCTACACAAGGTGAGTGAGCCGCAATATGATCCCAGGCGCGAGTTGCTCGAGAAGTTAGGCGACCTTTCGCACCTCGAGATCGCGCAGAACGAGGTCCTGCTCGCCATCTACATGAGACCGGAGAAGACCACTGGCGGCATCGTTCTGCCGCAGCAGAATTTGAAGGAGGATCGCTATCAGGGCAAGTGCGGACTCGTCGTCAAGATCGGCTCCGCGTGCCGGTTCGTGCGCCAAACCGCTGACACCGGCGTCGAATATGGCATCAACATCAAACTTCACGACTGGGTTGTCGTGCGCCCGTCTGATACCTGGGCACTCGACATCAACTCGGATGTCGAAGGGCTGCAAATTCAGGACTTTGTGCAGTGTCGCCTCGTATACGATGACCAGATCCGCATGCGTGTGGCAGATCCGCGCGTCATTTGGTGACCCATGGCAACCGCAACCGAAGAAGTGACAGTCGACATCGAGGCACTCGATGCTGCTGCGGCGAAAAAGGCCGAAAAGCAGTCCGAGAAGGCAGCCGCAGAGCCCAAAGTCATCGTCGACCCGGAAGTGACGGCCAAAAATGGCGCCGCAGACGCTCTGACCCCCGAACAGGGCATCGAGAAGCTGCAGAAGCAGCTCAAAGACGAGCGCGCCGCTCGCGAGGCGGCCGATTCCGCCCGCGCGTCCGCCGAAACCCGGGCCCGCGAGGCCTCAAAGGCGGAAGCGGAGGCCCGCGGGCGCGTCCAGACGACAGAATTGGACTTGGTCAAGAACGCGATCGCCACCGTCACCCAGGCGAACGATGCGCTCGAGTCCAAATACGCCGAGTCGATGGCCGCTCAGGACTGGGCCGGTGCCGCGAAGCTACAGCGGCAGATGGGCGACAATTCCGCGAAGCTCGCCCAGCTCGAAGCCGGCAAGACGCACCTCGAAAGGCAGCCCAAGCCCACGGCGCGGGTCCCTGTCGATGCTGTCGAGCAATACATTTCCACCATAGGCCCTGAATATCCACGCAGCCGTGAATGGCTCCGCGCGCATCCGGAATTCATTCGCGACGAGAACAAAAACCAGCAAATGATCGCCGCGCATCAGTTGGCGACGGCACGGGGATATAAGGCAGACACCGACGATTATTTCAGATCAGTCGAGAAAACACTCGATCTCACCGCCGCAGCCACCACCAACGGCGCCGGCAACGGAGTCGCGCACGCAGGAGAGACGGATCCCCTCGCCGATCCCAGTGCCGCGGCCGCTACCGGAGGGCGCCAGACCGCCCCCGCGGCCGCCCCCGTCAGTCGTTCAGGCACGGCAGGCAACGGCTCCCGTTCCAACGTCGTGCGCTTGAGCGCCGATGAGGTCGAGGTCGCGCAGAATATGGGCATGACCGTCGAGGAGTATGCCCGCAACAAAATGGCCCTCAAAAAGGAAGGAAAGTTGTCGTGAGCACCGAAGAGCCCATCAAGCGCGGCCCTGGCCGCCCGCGAATCCATCCACTGCCTGGCGAGGCCACTTCCGCAGCTGCCGATGCCGAGTCGCAAGCCGAGTCGACCCAGTCCGAGAGCGACCCGCGTACCCGCGCTGCTGCCCGCGCCGCGCAGCTGCGTGAGCATTTGGGCGACGGTCTCGGGGAGGGGACGGACGAGTTCTACATCGACCCGGCCATCATCCCCGACGGCTGGTCGTACGAGTGGAAGCGCGAGACGGTGCTCGGCCAGCCCGATCACTCCTACCAGGTCACCTTGGCTCAACGCGGCTGGGACCCGGTGCCCGCGAGCCGCCATCCGCAGCTCGTGCCGCCCGGTTGGACCGGCGCGCACATCCCGCGCAAGGGATGCCTGCTGATGGAGCGCCCGAAAGAGATCACCGATGAGGTGCGCGCGCAGGATAATCGCCGGGCGCGTGAGCAGGTGCGCCAGAAGGAGCAGCAGTTGGGCGCCGCTCCCGCAGGGCAATTCGAGCGCGACAACAAGGGCAATCCCATGGCCACCGTCAAGAAGACCTACGGCAGCATCCCGATTCCGGAGTGAGAACCGACATGACCGACGACGCGACCGATATCCCCGCGAGCGACACCGAGACGGCTACCGTCACCGGCGAGTCCGAAACGATCCCGGCGACCGAGCCTGCAACGCGGTCGCTCGAGGCTCGTGTCAGCGCGCTCGAGCAGGCGCTGGCGAGCCTGGGTGACACGGTGAGCCCTGGTGGAAGTCGGGCGCTCGCCGCTTATGCCAACTGGCGCAATTCCGTCGCATTGAAGGGATGACAGTTGACAACGCGCGCGTGATCATGCGATAACCCCCGCACGGCTGCCCGGTGCAGCCTTTAGCTCTAAGAATTTTTCGGGTCCTCCATCGCTCCGGCAGCCATGCGACCTCCGTGAAGGAGTTCTCGCAATGGCGAACGTGTCCGCACCCTTCGGGTTTCAGCAGCGTCAGGGCACCGGCTCCGCGCCGACCTACGAGCAGACGACCTTCCGCAACGGCGGCATCGCCTACACCGCTGGCGCGATCTACTTCGGGGATCCGGTCAATCGCCAGTCCGACGGCACCATCGCGCAGGCCCCGGGGGCAGCCGGTGGCAGCACCGTCACGATGGCCGGCATCTTCATCGGCTGCAAGTACCTCTCCACCGCGCAGAAACGCACCGTCTGGTCAAACTACTGGCCCGCCTCGGATGTCACGAGCGCGAACCAGTCGACGATCGAAGCCTACGTCGTGAATGACCCCAACGCCCAGTTCCTCGTACAGGGCGATGCGACGGGCCTTGCGCAGACTGGCGTCGGCAGCAACTTCGACTTCAACATCGGCACCGGCACGGCGGCCAACGGCATCTCCGGTGCCTTCCTGCTGCACACGGCCCAGACCGCGGCAGCCTATCCTTTCAGGCTCATCGGCCTCGTGACTGACCCGCCGGGCGCGCCAGGCACAGCGCAGGGGGCGACGGCGGCGACGGCATCGCCGTATGTCTACGGGGTCGTCGCGTTCAACAACGTCGAAACCAAGAACGCGACAGCGGTCTGAGGAGCAACGTAAATGGCCGTCAACTTAAGTGCGATCAAAGACCTGCTCCTCCCCGGCCTTCGCGGGATCACGGGAAAGTACGAGCAGATCCCGAGCCAGTACGACAAGGTCTTCACCAAGTTCAACTCCAAGCTCGCCCTCGAACGCACCGCCGAGATGCGATACTTGGGGCTCGCGCAGCTGAAGACCGAAGGCGGTCAGACCCAGTTCGACAACAACGCCGGTGAGCGCTACGTCTACAACCAGGAGCACGTGGAGATCGCGCTCGGGTATGCGATGACCCGCAAGGCCATCGACGACAACCTCTACAAGACGCAGTTCCACCCGTCGAACCTCGGACTGATGGAGTCCTTCCACCAGACCAAGGAAATCTACGCGGCGAACGTGCTCAACACCTGCAGCACGTACAACGCGAACGTGGGCGGCGACGGCGTCGCACTCGCCTCGGCCTCGCACCCGATCGACGGCGGCGTCGTGGCCAATACGCCCTCCACGCAGGTTGATCTGAACGAGGCGACCCTGCTCGCCGCGATGATCAACATCCGCTACAACTTCCGGGACCAGGCGAACCTGAAGATGTTCGCGCGCGGACGCAAACTGATCGTACCGCCGCAGTTGGAGCCGGTGGCGATTCGCCTGACGAAGACGGAGCTGCGCCCGGGCACCGCTGACAACGACGTGAACGCGATCCTCTCGACCGCCGGTGGCGTCCCCGAGGGCTACATGGTGATGGACTTTCTCACCTCGTTCTACGCGTGGTTCATGCTCACCAACGTCGCGGGCCTCTCCTACATGGAGCGCATCGCGTTCGAGACGGACATGCAGGTGGACTTCGTCACCGATAATTTGCTAACGAAGGGCTACGAGAGATACTCGCTAAGCTACTTCAATTGGCGCGCGCTCTACGCGAACCTGCCGACCTCTTAATCGGGGGCTGTCATGACCCAGTACATCCCCCCGACCAGCGGTCAGGCTTACCCCGACATCCAGACAGACTGGACCGGCGCGCAGGGCGCACAGCCGAACGGCAGCCCGCCCACTCCCGGCACGTCCTTCGCGGGTCCTCTACTCGCCGGCACCGTCCAACACAGCGACGGTTCGAACAACTTAGCGGGCGTCGGGGGCACCGCGGGAACCGCAAACCGCGGCTTCGGGGTGCAGGCCCAGTCCTGCGTCATCACCCAGGCCACGAACGACGGCACCACGGGTCAGTTTGCCTGCCCGATCGTCATCCCCGCGCAGTCGCAGATCATCCGCATCACCCTCATGGTGACGACCGCCTGGACCACCACGACGACACTGGGGCTCGGCACCGGCGCCTCGGCCACCGCGCTCACGACTGCGGCGGCGATCTCTGGCGCCACCCTGGGGCAAGTCTCCGTCGTGCCGGGCACCGGCGCCACGCAGATCGGCAACTGGGACAACGTCGGCACGCAGGATATCCAGATCGTCGCGCTGTCAGGGAGCACCGGAAGTGGTGTCGGCACGCTCACGGTCGAGTATATTCCGCAGATCAACTTGGCTTCCTGAGCTGGAGAGACGAATCATGAAGGGTCGCAAGCACCGTGAGACCGGCGGCACCAACGAGGCCGAAGAGGACGAGAAGACCAAGCCGGAAGCGCGCACCGACGCCAAGAAGATCGACGCCGAGGCCGAGGAGCTGAAGAAGGGCGGCCGGGCGAAGCGCAAGAGAGGCGGCAAGACCGAGGTTGGCAAGGTCGAGGGCCACGAGCCCATGCACCACGCCGGCCGCAAGCCGCGCAAGTCAGGCGGCCGCTCGACCTCGGATGCGAACCCGTTCACGAGCGCGCGCAAGGGAGAGGATGCCCCGGGCCGCAAGGTGATGAAGGGCGAACTCGGTTTCGGCGAGGATTGACCCCTAAGCGTCAAGGGCTGCTGGCCCACAGCGTATGATAGACGGGGCCTCAAGTAGGCCCCGTTTTTCATTTGGAGTACGTGAATGCGACCAGTCACTGCGACAGTAGGCCCCATCCTCGCGAGCGTCGCGAACAATATCGCGCTGTCGCAGACCCCAGCGGGCGCGGGCGCGCTGACGCTGAACGGCTCACTCGTCAGTTCCGCAGCCGCGCGCTTAGGCAGCGTTCCGGGCGCCGCCCAGCGCGTTCTCATCACGACCGCCGATACGACCCATGTGTTCACGGTGACGGGCACGACGCCCACCGGAGCGGTGATCTCCGAGACGGTGGGTCCCATTACGAGCTCGGCGCATACGGCGCAGGACTTCTATACCGTGACCTCGGTGACGATCAACGGCGCCGCTACGGCCGCGGTGACCGTCGGCACTGCCGGTATTGCGAGCACGCCCTGGGCGCGCCTCGATGAGTGGGCTCTCCCGCACGTGGCCATCCAATGCGTCGTCACCGGTACCGCGAATTACACCGTGCAATCGACGCAGGACGATCCGAATAGCACGACCGATCCGGTGCTGCCGCAGAACGTCACGTGGCTAAACTCTCCCGACACCAATGCCGTCGCCGCCAGCACCTCGATCCAAACCGGCTACGGGGCGCTCCTCGCCTATGCCGCTCTCGTACCGCTCTTTGTGCGCGCGACCCTCAATAGCGGCTCAGGCAGCGTTGCGATGACTGTTCAGCAGGCCGGCGCCGTGCCGTACTAGCCATGGCCGTCTCCGTCAGCGAGATCACCTCCGACCTCATTGAGGTCGCGACCCCGGGCCCGCAGGGCATCCCGGGGCCCGCCGGCTCCGCCTCCTTCACCACCCCGCTCGCCGTCGGGCAGCTCCCCTCATCCCCGCAGGGCACTCGAGCGATGGTGACGGACTCGACGAGCACCGACTTCTATGCGCTCCTGAGCGGCGGGGGGACCTTCGTCGTGCCATGTTTCTTCGACGGCACCTTTTGGCGGGTGGGCTAGTGAATAGCTTCGCGCCCAATCCGCCGAATACCTCCGGGACGTATAACTTCGCTCCGGGCGTAGGAGGGGTAATTCTATACAGCTATGGTCTGTGTGGTATACGGCGCACCGCCCTGACGCAATCTCATCTTGAGGACGCGCGCATCGCGACCAACATGCTGATGATGCGCGCCAGCGCGGATGGCGTGAATCTGTGGGGTGTAGACCTTCAGCAAGTGACTCTGGTTCAAGGTCAAGCCACTTATCAGGTACCAAACAACACCATAGTCATTCTGGATGCATATTACACCATCAACAATGGTCAGCAAGAGATAGACAGGATCATGACTCCTATTTCAAGGACGGAGTATGCAAACTATCCAAACAAACAGCAGGAAGGAGCACCGACTGTGTATTGGATGGATCGTTTGTTATCACCTACCGTAACCCTTTGGACAACGCCTAATGGCCAACAGGCAGCATTCAAGTATTACCGGTTGCGCCAGATTCAAGATTCAAATTTGCAGGGCGGCCAGAGCGCTGAAATTCCTGTCTATTTTCTGGAGTGGTTTGCCTTCGCACTCGCGACCCGACTCGCCGCAATCTGGGCTCCAGATCGTGCGCCGGGACTTAAGGTGATGGCTGACGAAGCGTGGGGGGTGGCGACGCGGCAGAACACGGAAACGTCTCAAATTTACATCAGCCCTCAGGTTTCGTCGTACTTCAGATGAGCAAGCCTGATCTAATCCGTGTTGATTACTACGTATACGAGCACTGGCGCCCGGATGCTGAAGTCTGCCGTGGAGTGCGAAAGAGCGCTGCAGGGCGTACCTTTCGATATCTCCCAAGGGTGGCATGAATGGCATATGCCTCCCGGTCCGGTCATGCGCGCACATCGCTGAAGCGACCGCAGGCGTTCGCAGTTTGCATGCGCTGCGGCCTGTGGTTCAATCGCGTGAATCTGTCTTTTCAGTACCAGTGGCGCGGAACGCAACTGACCAATATCTACATACTGGTGTGTCAGAAGTGCCTTGATATACCTACTGACCAAAATAGAGCGATTGTTCTCCCAGCCGACCCAACTCCGGTCTACTTCCCCAGTGTCGAGCAATTCGAGTCCGACGAAACAAACTACCGCACGACACTCCCCATTCCCATCGACCCAATAGTCGGCATCCCCGTCCCGGCAAGGGCGGCACTACGCGTCACGCAGGACGCCGAGAACCGCATCACGCAGCCCATCGGCTGCCCCGAGGGGCTGATTCAAAACGCCGTGATGCCCTACAACGGCGGCCTGCAGAAGCCTTTCGCCGTGCCGCTCGCGATTCTCTCAGTGACCGCCAACGGGACGGCCACGGTGAGCGTGACGTGCTCAAGAGTTCACGGGCTTCAGACCGATTGCCAGATATCCGCCGAGGGGCTCACGGCGACCAACGGCTTTCACAGCGTCGCAGTCCTCACGGCGACCGCCTTCACGTATCTGGTGGCCCACAACGTGGCCGCCGGCTCGCTCTTGACGCCCGCGACGCGTGTCGGTGGGCTCTTCAACGAGGCGGGCGATCCGATCTACAACCAGGACGGCGAGCAGATGGGGCTCGAGTCGGGCCCCGTACCAGGCTCCCCGCGCATCATCACGGCGCGCGCGGGGCTACCTTACGCCTCGCGGACCATTCCGCCACTCGGGTGCGCGCCGGTCGGCAGCGCCGGCGTCGGCGGCAATCTGCTGAATCAATCCGGTGATCAGATCTACAATCAAAGCGGACAGCCGATATCGACCGGTTAAGTTATGGCCACCGCAACTATCCTGCAGCTTCCCCAAGCGAACTCCCTGACTGGCGCCGAGTCGGTCGAGATGGTGCAGAACGGTACCTCCGTTCGCGGCACGTCCGCCCAAGTGGCGTCCTTAGGCTCGGTCATCTCCCCCACCGGCCCCACTGGCGTTGTCAATGCGGTGCCCGCGACCGGGGCGAACAATGACTACGCGCCGACGGGATTCGGGGCGACGACGGGGTTCCTCGAGCTTACCCCGACCGGCATCGCAAACATCACGGGACTCTCGGCCGGCTACGATGGGCAGATCGCCGTCGTCACGAACCTGAGCACCTACGCACTGACCCTGAACGCGTTGAACGGCGGCTCGCAGCCCGCTAACCAATTTCGCATGGTCGCCGATATCGCCCTCGGGGAGAACAACGCGCAGTCGTTCAAGTACTCCGCGACGATCGGCAAGTGGGTGGCGCTATGAAGTATTTGCGATGGACCATCCTGGCGCTCTTTGCCGCTACGGCGCTCGCGCAGTCATCCCCGGTCTACAACTACTTCCCGCCGCCCGGGATCGCATACTCGACCACCACCGGCATGGTCTTAGGATCCGCCGCCGGCGCCGGGTTCGGCCCCGGAACGCTCAATGTCCAGGGCCTATACGTCAACGGGGTCCCGGTGGGAAGTTCAACCGGGACCGTTACCTCGGTGTCCGTCGTGTCCGCAAATGGCTTGTCGGGGTCTGTCGCAAACCCGACCACGGCCGCAGCGATCACTCTGGCGCCGACATTTACCGGTATTGGGTATTCCACCGGCAGCGGATTGCAGGCGGCCGTAGCCGGTAATTTCCCGACGCTGAACCAAAGCACGACCGGTAACGCCGCCACCGCCACGCTGGCCGCAGCGGCCACGGCACTGGCCTCCACGCCAGCGCTGTGCTCGAGCGGGCAGGCCGCACAGGGCATCCTCGCAAATGGCAACGCCACCGGGTGCATCACGCCATTCTCGGTCGTGAACGAATCGGCGAACACGCTTTTTGCCGGTCCCGCCTCAGGGACCCCGGCGCTGCCGAGTTTCCGCGGCATGGTGGACGCTGACCTGCCGCTCTCCTCCTCGCCGACGTGGACGGGCTCGACCACGATGGCGCCCGCGAGCGGCGTCGGGCTCGCGATCAATGGAAACGCGAGCAATGATGCGCTTGATGTCACGAATGGACTGGCTCAGTACACCAAGGTCATCGGCAGTTCCACGACTGGATCATCGAATGGATTACTTGTCACCGCCGGAACGAATTCCAGCGATGTCGCATTAGAGGTGAAAAATCGCGCAGGGACGACTAGCTTCTTCCGAGTCCTGGGCGATGGCACGGTCGGAATTTCAGACAGTGCGGGAAACGGTCTATTTCAAGTCGGATACTTGGGTACGCCGCTCAATGTGCAGGGCGGCAGTTACCCCCTAACACTCGCGGACCGTGGTAAGACCGTAGAGCTTGATGGTAGCTCGGGGACCGTGACGATACCCTCCGGAGTATTCTCAGGCGGTGATGTCATCACGATTCTGGCGCTCAATGGCACAACGTCCTTTACCATCGCGCCCGCTGGCGGTGTGACTCTTTACTGGGCAATTGGAAACGTCACAAGCGGTTCCAGGACCCTCACCTCAGTAGGGCTTGCCACAATATTGTGCGTGAATAGCACGACCTTCGTCATCAGCGGTTCAGGGATTACCTGATGAAGCGCTTCGTCCCGTATATCCTGCTCGCGTTGCTGCCGCGCGTCGCCCGCGCTGGCGGGGTTCTGAATATCCTACTCGCTGGCGCCATCGCTGTTCTGAGTTCCTCGGCATCCCCTACGGCTATCACCTACAGCAATCCCAGTGCGACGCTGACATCCGCGTCCACGACGTGCACCGGGAAAGGTGGAATTCCTCCATATGTGTACGGTTGGTCATGGGCGAGCGGTGGCGCAGGCATTTCGATCGGATCCTCTGCGAGTGCGACTACCAACTTCACTGTAAGCGGCGCAGTTGCCAATACCACCTACAGCGGAGTAGCCCAATGTCTTGTGAGTGATGCGAGACCGATATCAGCCCCATACGCCGATGTCTCGGTCTCTCTTACGCGCATCCCGCTGTTACCTCCATCGGCTGGCACTGCAACTCTGGTGGCTGGCTTCAGTTCTCCCAATCTCACGGGCTATTCGACCTCAATCGGTATCGGCTCTCTGTCTCCGAGTACCGATTACAACGGACATGGAGTGCCCTCACTTCTTTGCGATTCAAGTAGTGGCACTCTATCTTTAGATGTATTCCTGCCGTCTTCTAACTCTGGTTATGTCACCGGTTTGTCGATAAACGGCACTCTCTATTTAACCTCCAGTGCGACTTACTCTTATACGGGTGCGGCTGGTATTTGGACATGGACTACCTCGTGTCCTCTTTCCTCGGGCGGCAGCTATCCGGTCTTCTACTACTAAAACATGACAGCCTCAGCCACCACTCCTCTCTCATACAACGCCTACGTTCAGCAGCTGGGGGTGCTGGCGGATCGTGCTGCAGCTATAATTCGGAGGACGCGAGACGCTACGAACGTCACGCGCCCCCTAACCACGATGCATGATGAGGATGCGATCATGGCTGACACAGACGATACCAAATTTTACGTTTATGAACACTGGCGCAGCGATATCAATGTCCCCTTCTACGTCGGGAAAGGTCATGGCTCCCGGTCATCCGATATGCTTAACGGCCGCAATAGCACTCATGTCGCCATGCGGTCTCAGTTAGCGGCCTTGGGGGTCTCCATCCAAATCAGGATCGTCGCCAACCGACTATCGGAAGAAGCCGCTTTCGCCATGGAGCGAGAAAGAATAGCTTATTGGCGCGATGCCGGGTTCGGCCTGGTGAACTTGAGTTGCGGCGGTGAAGGCTGTTCTGGCTATAAGCATACTCCAGAGGCTATCGCCAAGACTGTGGCGTTTCACACTGGCCGTAAGCGCTCGGCAGAGACGCGCGCAAGAATAGCCGCTAGAGCTGCTGGCAGGAAAGTCAATACCGCAGTGATAGAGATGCTCGCTTCTATAAATCGCGGGAAAAAGCGCTATTTTACCGAGGAGCACAAAGCAAACATCGGTGCCGCATCCAAGGGGCGTCCAATGCCTCCGCATGTCAAAGAAGCGCTGCGTTTGTCGCATGTTGGTAAGCCTAGAATTCAAACGGCAGAGACACGCGCTAAGTTATCGGCTGCCAAGAAAGGAAAAAAACTTGGCCCCATGTCAGCGGCTCATCGTGCCGCTATTTCTGCTGGCAACAAAGGAAAACGCAAGTCACCGGAGGGGCGCGCGAATATAGCAATGGCAGCCAGACGGCGTCATGCCAAGAAGGCCGAATGAGCAGCCCGAATCCGCTTTCATTTAACGCATGGGTGCAAACGATCGGTTCGTTGGCCGTTGAGCTTACGCAGGAGTCGGGCGGCGTTTACGCTTTCGTTGATGCGCCATTGCAGCAGATATTGCCGCAGATCCTCGCCTATGCGGAAAGCCGGATTGCGCGCGATCTGGATCTGCTGTCCTCACAGACATCAAATACATATTCTTTGACGATGGGACAATCCGTCTTCGCGATACCCGCTGGAGATTTCTGGACCATACAGACCGCTGAAATCGTGCAAATCTCCAGCGGGATAGTGGTCACTTCCTCGCCACTGACGTTCGTCTCAAAGGAGTTCATTCAGAATTGCTATAGCGGCATAGCACAATCCGGAATGCCTAGATTCGCGGCACTCTATGGAGATCAGTTCGGGAGTGAACAGAACACGAATACAAACATCTTATTGGGCCCTCCGCCGAACTATACGTATTCTCTACGCGTGACAGGGACCGCATTTCCGCCGAGTCTCTATATCAACGCTTCCAGCGGACTTGCGGATACCGCGTATACGTATATCTCGCAGTACTATCCGGACATGTTGGTTATGAGCAGCATGATCTTCATATCAGCATATCAGCGCAATTTTAGTGCGCAAAGCGATCAGCCAGATATGGGAATGTCATACGAAAAGCAGTACCAAGCGTTGCGCTTGGGTGCAATAGCAGTCGAGGATCGCCGTAAGGCCGAGGGCTCAGGCTGGTCCTCCTACTCCACTCCAACCGCCGCGACTCCAACGCGGTGAGCCATGCCGCACGCCGTATTCAAGCTCGCGCCTTACACCGGGGCCGTCAATACGACGGAGACGCCAGCGCTCAATGAGAACGCTGGAATCTCGCAAACCAACCTCATCAGGTTTCAGCCCGACCCGCCGGCATTCTCAGCGCTGATCCAGAAGCTCGGCGGATGGTCGAAGTTTCTCTCTAGCGCCATGGTGGCTGTGGTACGAGCGCTCTGGGCGTGGGAGGACTTGAACCTAAACGCATGGCTTGCGGTCGGCACTCAGGTCGTCCCGACGACCACGCGCTCGCAACTCGCCGTGATCACCGGTGGCACGCTCACCGACATCACGCCGCTACAGACGCACAGCGCCTTCACCCCTGTTGCTGCGGCATCGACTGTCGGAAGTCCCGTCATCACGATCACCGACAACATCGTCACCGGCGTGAACAACAGCTGCAGCGTCTACATCCCGATCCACATAGCCATAGGCGGAGTCGTTCTCTTCGGACTCTATCCGTGTGACCCCAATGGATACACCGGCTCCAACACGTACACGGTCTACGCCACGACGCTACTGGGGGCGCTAAATCCGGCCACCAATACGAATACCGCCGTCCTTCCGCAGCTCTCGACCGTGGTGTCCTCGAACATCGTCACCGTCGCGCTCCCCGATCACGGGTTTTCGGTCGGTGCGACGTTCCCGGTGTTGGTATCGACGACCGTCGGTGGGCTCACCATCTACGGTAACTACATCGTCGAGGACGTCATCGACGTGAATACGTTCGAGATCGCCGCGAGCGCTCCCGCGACTTCAACCGGCGCCGCGCCGATCAACGGCGGCACCGTGATCTACGTCTACAACGGACTGGGTGTCCCGACGACCCCGCCGGGGGCGCTGCCGATAGAGACGGACGACTGGACCATGTCGAATTTTGGCGAGGACCTCATCGCCTGCCCGACGACCTCCACGGACCTCGCGCAAGCGATACCGTATCAGCCGATTTACCTCTGGACGCCGGGCCAGCAACCGACCGCCGCCGTCATACCCCAAGCGCCACCCGTCAACGATGGGGTGTTCGTCGCGATGCCGCAGCGGCAAATCGTCGCGTGGGGCTCGACCGAGACCGGCATCCAGGACCCGCTCCTCATCAACTGGTGCGATGTCAATAACCCGAACCAATGGATAGCCCTCGTCACGAATCAGGCCGGGTCAGATCGCATCCCGACTGGATCCAGGATCGTGTGCGGCATGCAGGGGCCGCAGCAGGCCCTCATCTGGACTGACATCGACGTGTATTCGATGCAGTACGTCGGTCCGCCGTATGTCTACTCATTCAACCAGATCGGTACCGGCTGCGGACTCATAGGCCGTAAGGCCGCAGCCTTCTACAACGGCATCGCGTACTGGATGGGATTCAAGCAATTCTACGTCTACGGCGGCTCGGGTGTGGAAGTGCTCCCCTGTACCGTGTGGGACGTGGTGTATCAGAATCTTTATCCCGGTGCTGCGGCGGCGTCCAAAATCCGCATCGCGGTCAACTCGCTCTTCGGTGAGATTCAGTGGTTCTACCCATCGGCCGGCGGCTCCGGAGAAGTCGACTCGTACGTCAAGTACAACGTCAACTTGGGGCTCTGGGACTACGGCACCTTGGGTCGCAGCGCCTGGGTTGATCAGTCGGTGCTCGGGCCGCCAATCGGCTCCGATCCGACTTCACTCTACCTCTATCAGCACGAGACCTCGAACGATGCCGACGGAGTGGCGATGCTGCCGTACTTCCAGACGGGGTACTTCACGATAGCAGAGGGTGACTTCAAGACGTTCGTCGACCTTGTGTGGCCCGACATGCGCTGGGGACAGTGGAGCGAGGCGCAGAACGCTACCGTTCAGATCACGTTCCTTGTGGTGGATTACCCAGGCGACACGCCGCAGCAATTTGGACCCTACACCGTGACTCAGGCGACACAGTATTTCAACACTAGGCTGCGGGGTCGGCTCGTGGCGATCAGGGTCTCAAGCAGCGATCTCGGCACCTGGTGGCGCATCGGGGCGCTGCGGTACCGCTATGCGCCTGACGGAAAATTCTGATGCCCAACCCGACGACACAAACACCGCAGCCTGGAGCCTCTCTCTCTGACATTCTGACGAGCATCAAGAATCTCGTCATTGCGTTAAACGGCGCGACGCAGGCATTTAAGGACGTCAACGGCGCCTCCACCACCGAGGCGATCACGGCCCCCAAGGTAGTCAAGACATCCCCCGGAAGAGTCGCCTCCGTCAGCATCATCACCGCCGGCTCGACCACGGGGATGATCTACGACTCGGCCAGTATCGCGCAGGTAATGCCGCTGTGGATAATTCCGGAGACTGCGGCGAGTAACGGTGAGCCGTATGTGGTGAATATGGCCTGCGACTCTGGGATACTCGTGGTGCCCGGAAGTGGAATGTCAGTCAGCATAAGTTGGTCATAGTATATGAACACAATGGAGATGCCCTGTGATGACTGCGGTGTAATAACGTCGCGGAAACGCGACCGCCACGGCAAGAAGCCATTTAGGTGCGCCGCGTGCGCCAAAGAGCGGAATAAATGCAAGAACTATCCCAGGATCTGCCTGAATTGCGGCGCAACATTCTTCACTACGGCGCCACGCGCTAAAACGGCTAGATTCTGTAATAAAAAATGCTTAGGAAATGCCATACGCAAGGGTATACAACCTGCTAATCGAGGAGGCGGCAAAAAACCAACGTATCCAAAGATCAAAACGAAGTGCAAAACATGCGGCGTGGAGTTTGAGAGACGCCATCACGGCGTCTACGCTCCAACATATTGCAGTTACAAATGCATGGGCGTAGGAAAATTGGTTGAATGGCCAAAATCACAGAGAACACAAGCTATTGCTGCGTGGCTCAGGAAGCGCGGCCTCATGATCAATTGCGAGCGATGTGGCTATAAAGAAGTTCCTGAAATACTGGCGCTCCATCACAAGAATCGAGATAGAACTAACAACACGAAGCATAATATAGAAATTCTGTGCCCAAACTGTCACACGATTGAGCACCTGCCAGAGCAAAAAAGCGGATGGAAGCACAAACGTAATCCGAAAACCAACGACGCTGGATTGTTGGCGGGAGCGATATAACTATGCCGTTACTTCCAGGTAAAACAAACATCGGTCACAACATCGAGGAAATGGAGGACGCCGGCCATCCGCGCGATCAGTCAATCGCGGCGGCTCTCAATGTCGCCCGTAAGCACCGGCAAGACGGCGGCGGCACGGACATCACGCGCCGCTTTCACGTAGGCCCCATCCATGCCGCCGTGTCCGGCCGCACGGATCACCTGCCGATGACGGTGGAGTCAGGCAGTTACGTTTTACCAGCTGATATCGTTAGCGCCGGGGGCGAAGGTAACACGCTCGCCGGCTTCAAGGTCCTGCGCCGCACCTTTGGCGGTGAGCCCTACGCGGGCACTTCGCCCTATGGCCAAACGGGTGGTGTCTACGGCCTACCCGTCACCTACGCCAGGGGCGGCCGCATCAAGGCCGCTGGCGTGCTCTTTCTCTCGCCTAAACGTGAGGTACTGCTGATGCGCCGCAAGGGGCAAGAGCACGCAGGAGAGTGGGCATTGCCGGCGGGCCACATCGAGAAGGGCGAGCGTCCCGAAGATGCCGCTCGCCGCGAAGTGCGCGAAGAGACCGGCTACGAGCACGATGGTGGCCTCTCGCCCTTCATGCACAGCGACCGGGAGAACGTTGCGTTCACCACCTACTTGGCCCATGCTCCGGATGAGTTCAAGCCTGAACTCAACGACGAGCACGACAGGGCTGAATGGGTGGGTCTTGATGAAGCCGAAAAACTACCGCTGCATCCCGGCGTGCGCGCGGCGCTCAAGAAACTCAAGGCCCGCGCGCGCAAGGCCGCTGGCGGAGAAGTATCAGGCGTGCCGATTGTCGCGGCCGGGGGGGAATGGGTGATCTCCCCGTCTCAGGTCAAGCGGGTGGGCCACGGCGATATTGACACCGGCCATCGCGTGCTCGACTCGTTCGTCAAGCGCGTGCGTCAAGAACTCATTGGCACGCTACAGAAACTTCCAGGGCCGAGGCGGGATTGACCATGAAAGACGACAGAGTCGCTCTCGACTGTATTTTAGACGGTCTTGGCATCAAGACGCCTGGATCTAGGGATTTATTGACGCCTGGCATTCGCGGATATCTTCACGGCGTCGATATAACAGGAGCGCCACCGCATACCAAAGGTGAGACGCTAGAGCATTTCAAGGATGTCGTCGAGAGATCGCGCGCAAAAGGTGCAAAGCTGGATTAGCTATGCTGCAACTGCCCATCTACGACGGCTTACGCATGCGCCTCGGCACGCTCGCCGACCTCCCTGAAGTCATGGAACTGGCGATAGCGGCCGCGAAGGAGAACAGCCTTTTCGACTGCTCCGCATCGCATCTCGTCAAGACTATCTATCCGTGCTTGAACTTGGACAAGGGAATGGTGGGATGCATCGGGAAAGAAGGAGGGGAGATCGAGGGCATAGTCGTGCTCGTCATTGGCACACTGACCTATAGCGATGAGATCTGCATGGAGGAGCGCACGCTATTCGTGAAGCCTGAATTTCGCAGTGCGAAAGGAGGGCGCGCCAACAAGTTGGTGCAGTTCAGTAAGTCAACTGCCGAGCGCATGGGGCTGCCGCTACTCATCGGTGTGTTGAGTCATAGCAATACCAAACAGAAAGTGGAGCTTTACCGCAGGCTGCTCGGGGAGCCGGCGGGGTGTTTCTGGGTGTTGGGCGCCAAAACGGGCGACCATAAGGTTGTATCATGACGAAGCGCAGACTAGGAGCGCCGCCGCGCGGATGGACTATGACGCCAGCTCTTCAAAAGCTAGCCGTAGAGGCGCGTAAACGCAACGCAAGCAAGCGTCGCGCGCTGAAAGAGCAGAATTTCATCGCTCCGAAGGTCAAGACGTGCAACAAGTGTGGCAACGAGAAGTCAATCGAGCTGTTTCCGAAGAACAGAGGAATGGCCGATGGCTATCTCAACTCTTGCAAGGAATGCGCATATGCTCGTACGGCGGAATGGAAGGATGCACACCCATGCGCGCCGAAGCCACCACGTACTACACCAAGGATGAGTGCCGCAGAGATCAGGCGTCGTTCTTACCAGAAACATAAAGCCAAACGACTTGCTGCACGCAAAGCATTTCGTCTGGCCAATATCGAAAGGGAGAAGGCGCGCGAGCGCCGATACCTGCAGAACAACCGATCCATTGTACGCGCCAAGAATGGACGGCGCCGCGCAGCTGAGACACGCGCCGTGCCTCCGTGGCTAAACGCAATCCAGAAGGCGCAGATTCAGGAATTCTACGAGATTGCCGCCGCGCGGACGACGCAGACCGGAATCAAACATCACGTCGACCACGAGGTGCCGTTGCGCGGCGTTGGCGTGCACGGTCTGCATGTACCGTGGAATCTGCAGATTCTCACTGAGTTTGAGAATTGCAGTAAGCACAACAAGATAGTGGAGCGGAGAGTGTAATCGTGGGCGGGAAGACCAGTACCACCAGCTCCAATGTCGCCGTGCCACCCGCCGTGCTCGCGCAATATCAGAGCGTTGTCAACTCCGCAAATCAAACAGCGCAGACACCGTTTGAAAAATACGGTGGCGAATTTGTGGCGCCAGTCAACAGCGAACAGTCACAAGGAATCTCCGCGACCAATGCAGCCGCCAACGAAGCGCAGCCGTACTACGGAGCAGCCACCGGAACGCTAGGAGCGACCCAGGCGGCGACAGCGCCAGTAAACACCGCTGCTGAGATTGGAACCGCAGAAAGCGCGGCCCCATTGACTGGCTCCCAAATAGATCAATATCTGTCGCCGTATTTGGGAACAGTACTCGGTAGCACGGAGGCGATCCAGAATCAGGAAAATCAGCAGCAGCAGGCAGGACAGCTTGGCAATGCGATCACGTCTGGGGCCTTCGGGTCCGATCGCACGGGAATTGCCGCGGCGAATCTCGGGCAACAGCAATCTCTAGCAAATGCCAACATAATCTCCGGAATAGCAAATACCGGATATCAGTCCGCATTGAGCACCGCGCAGGGGCAGCAGCAGATCGGACTAGCCGGCGCGCAGCAACTCGCAAATATAGGACAGACGGCCTACGGAGAGGGAGCCAACACGGCATCCGAGCTTGGAGCGCTTGGGACTGGCGCGCAGTCAGCGGGTCTTGCCGGAGCGCAGGCGCAGATCTCCGCCGGTACCGTACAACAGCAGACTCAACAGGCGCAAGATACTGCCGCGTACAACCAATTCTTGCAGCAACAGTCCTATCCATTTCAGGTAGGACAGTGGTTAGCCGATATTTCCGAGGGGACGGGTAGTCTCTCCGGCTCGACGACCACCACGACTCAACCAGGCGGCTTCTTCAGCGATAAACGCCTCAAGCGCGACATCAAGAAGATCGGCGAGACCTTCGACGGCCAGGATGTCGTCACCTACAAGATGGGCGAGGATGAGCGCACGAGAATCGGACTCATCGCTCAGGATGTGGAGAAAAAGCATCCTCATGCCGTCGGGCTCGCCGGCGGCTTCAAGGTGGTCGACTACGGGAAGGCGACTCAGGAAGCGGCGAACAAGGGGCACTTCTATGCTGGGGGCGTCGTGCCGATGCGCCGCGTGCACCGTGATACTGGAGGGGGCCTTGCGGGAGTGCTTCAGGCGCAGCAGCAGATGTACGCGAGCATGCCGGGATCCGGCCAGCAGCGCCGGCAGATCAACTCGACGACCGGCGGCGGCGGACATTCGCTTGCCGTCACGAATGCGCCCGCCTCACCCCCTCCATCTGGGTCGAGTGAGCTAGGCCAGTCGATTAGCCTGGCGGAGAAAGCCGACAAGCTCTACAAGAGCATGAGCGCTCCCTCAGCCGCACCGAGTGGCGTCGGATCGACGGATCCGGCTGTTCAGAGCGCCTGGAACTCGTACAACGCCGGCTTGGGGTACGACACCGGCGCCACCAGCGTCGTCTCAGAGCCCGCTGCCGCCACTGGCGTCGCTCCCTCGTCTTCGTTATCGGCTGCGGGCCTTCAGCCAAGTGGCGTCATCACGGCCGGCGCTCCTGAAGCCACCGCGACGGCAGCTCCGGCGGCGAGCGGAGTGGCTGCAGCCCCAGGAGCTGCCGCGGGTGCCGGTGACGCGGCCGCCGCTGCAGCTCCTGCCGCTGCTAGCGCCGCAAGCGCCGCCGCTCCTGCCGCTGCCGAAGCCGCCGGGACGGCCGCCGCAGGAGCCGCCGGGACGGCTGCCGTGGGAGCCGGGACGACCGCCGCTGCCGAAGCCGCCGCCGCCATTGCAGCCGAATACGCCGCGGCAGACGTAGGAGCCGCCGCCGTGATGATGGCGAACCGCGGTGGTGCCGTGCGCCGCGGCTATGACTCTGGCGGCATGCCGTACTCGGGGGGCGCCGGGCTCGCTGGCCCCTATGCCGAGCCGCAGGGGGACATCAATATCCCCAATCAGCCGAACACGAACACGCTCAAAGCCGCCCCCGCCGCCGGCAAGCAGCCGACGGGTCTTCAGAGCATCCTCTACATGAGCAACCCCAATGACACGAGCTCCCTCATGGGCTCGATGTTCAGCAACCAGGCGCTCGCCACTGGCGGCGTCGCCGGGCGGCGCGGGTTTGACGACGGCGGGGATGCGACGGATGCCGACTCCGACACGCCGCCCGCGGCCGACACGGCACCCGCGGCCGCGCCCGCAACTGGCCTCGCCGGCTGGTGGGGGCGCAACAAGGGCCTCGTCGTGCCGATCCTGGCCGGCATCGGCGCGGCCGGCACCGAGCGCAGCGTCCACCCTGGTGTCGCGCTTGCCGCAGGGCTCGAGGCGGCCGCGAATGCCTACGTGCCGACGCAGGAAGGCCTCGCTCGAGCGCAGGAGCGGGAGGCGACAGCGCAGAGCACGCAGATCGCAAACCGCTTGGCGGCCATCAAGCTCGGTGTCGCGCAGCACGCGTTTGCACCCACCCCTGGTGGACTCGCGCCCCAGCCGGCCGCTCCGCAGTCGACGCCGCCGCCTCAGACCATAAATCCTGCGCCAGCGACCATTGCGTCGACCCCCAGCGCCTCAGCGCAGGCTCCGGCGCCGCCAGCATCCCCGGGGCAGCAGCCCTCACCGAGCGCGGCGCAGACGGCCGCAGGGCTCGCTGCGCAGTATCGGTCGCGGTTCTTCGTCAATCAGGCCCGCACCCCGGAGGAGCAAGCGGCCAAGGATGCTGCGATAAAAAATGACTGGGCCGTCGGCGGCACGATGTTTTCGCAGCAGGCGGATACCGACTTTCAGGCCAGAGTCCAGCGCGACCAGCAGAATAATCGTAACGCCGCCCAGCAGGCGGCCGATGCCCAATATGCCACGGCCACCGATCAGGCTAGCCCTCCGGCGGCGCGACAGGCGGCGCTTGCCCGCTACAATGCGCTACGCCAATGGACCGGTGACGGGACAGCGCTCGAGGGCGGCATCGTCAGGAACACACGCACGAACCAGCCGGAGATTGGGCCGATCGCTCAGCAGGGATTTACCCCGTCTGACCGGTCAGCGGCGATGGCAAAGGCGCAGGAGTTGGTGAACGTACCGAACACAGACGGCACGTCTACCCAGATGCCAGCATGGCAGGCACATCACGCGCCGAGCATAGAGTCTTACGCACAGACTCTGCTGCCGAATTGGCCTGGTGCCGCACCAACGACTAGTAACCAGCCATCCCCGTCAACCGCAGTCACAGGCAAAACGCCTGCGCGGGCGCTAGCGATGTCCCCGGCAGGCGTCATTCCGGTCGCCCACTCACAGACATCACCGGTCAGTCCATACCTTGCTAAAGCCTTGTCAGATACGTCATTCAGAGTGCCTCCGGCACCAGTTAGACAGGGTACTACGCAAGCTCCAATGGCTCTGGATACTCAGAAGACTAATCTTGCCAACGCCGCCAAACTTCTTGCGGACACCGATGCCACGACTGCCGTGGCGGCATCGACATTGCAATACATAAGGGCCGCACAATCGATCATGCAGTCTCAGGGAGCGACGGTTGGCGCGTATGGCGGCGTTCTATCTGACGCATCAAGGTATAGCGGCCCCTTCACCGGAAAAGTTGACTCGACCAATTTTCAGGAGTTGGCCAAATATTTGGGGAACGCTGCAGCACAATCCGCGAAAGCCAATTTCCCGTCAGCCACACAGCAGGAAGTCGGTATGCAATTCGAGGAGATGAGCCCGAACGTCAAGATGAATGACGACACCATCAACGACCTGCTCGCAGTCAATGCGCGCGTGGCGGCCAACGTGATCGCAAACGGCAAACGTGCCAAGGCATACATCGGAAACCCCCAAAGCCCGACTAACCAGCCGCTGAATTTCGGTAAGTGGTCACAGTTATATTATCCGGTCGAGAAGATCGCCAACGCTGACAAAATAGCGGTCAATCCGAAGACCGGAGAGAAGCTCTACCACATAAACGGGCAGTGGGTGCCGTGAGCGACACTTCCGGACTTCCTGCTGGTTTTCAGCTTGAGGACGATCCAGGCACACCACCAACTGGATCATCTGGACTACCCTCAGGGTTTGAGTTGCAGGCCGATCCTGGTGCATTACCAGGAGCGAGTCCGCATCCTCCTTCGGCGCCGACATCGCGATTCGGTAATGCCCTGTCCGCAGTAGGCGGCGACCTCGCCGGACCTACCGGAGCAGGAGTTGGTGATGTACTCGGAACGGCCATAGGAAACGTTCCGGCTTCTGCGGAGAATGCCGCCGTGGACGCGTATCGGTTCATGCGTGGGGAACCGTCAGAAACTCCGGCGATCAGCCCGGGATTGAATGAGTCAGGCAAGTCGTTCATTCAGAAAATAGGGAGCGCTCCTGGTCTCGGTGGCACTACTGTGGCCGGCGATATCGACCGAGTGCGACAGGGAATTGTCGAGCAGGATGAAATCCTCAAGCAGAATAGGCCGGGACTTGCCAGTGTCGTTCACGGCGCGACGCGTATAGGCGGCGATCTCGCGCAACTCGCCCCAGTGGCGGCCCCGCTAGCGGCCGGCGCTACCGGCTTGGTGGAGCGCGCGTTCGCCTCAGCGCCCGAAGAGGTGCTGAAGTCTGCGACTCCCACAGCTGAGGAGAATCTCGCGGCTCAGGTTGCCGCCTCGAAAGGGAACGTAGGGGCCGCTGTTACAGCGCCATCTCTTGTCGGAACGTCACCCGAACTAAAGGACGTCGTAGCGAATGCAAAGAACATCAATCACGATGCGCTTCTCCGGCAAATAGATGCTGAAACTCTACCGTTGCCGGATGGTATGCAGCCGCTACAGTTGCGCAAAGGGCAGGCCATTGGCGATGCCCAACAAATATCTGACGAGAAGAACCTGCGAGCAGATCCTGACACACAGGGCCTCTTATCTAAATCTATCACGGACCAGAATGCGAAACTTGGCGCGGCGATGGGCGAGATTCGTACGCGCGCTACGCCAGCTATCGTACAGCGATCCACACCCGAGCATGGCCAGACGGCTGTTGACGCGATCAAGAGTCAGGACAATGAAGCCGTCAAGGACATCAGGACCAAGTATAAGGCCCTAGCGGATCAGAACGCAGGAGCGATGCCGATTGACACCGGCACAGCTGCCGACTCTATAACGGCGGCGCTCTCGAAAGGGTTTCTGACGAAGACGGCCGCTCAAAATCCAGTTATTTCCGAGATCATGGATGGCATCACATCTGGCCAACCGATGTCGTTTGAGTCATTCGAGAACGCGCGCACCAACCTCGCTGGCGTTCAACGCGGAGCGGCGCCAGCGGATGCCAAGGCGGCTGAGATCGTGCGCAATGAACTTGAGAATATGCCGCTGTCAGATGAGGCGTCGAATCTCAAGGGTCTGGCTGACACAGCGCGCAAGGCTGCTAAAGCGCGCTTCTCCACTATCGAGCAAAATCCGGCCTATGAGGCTGCGATAAATGACAACGTGCCGAAGGGTCCAAACGGGCTGCATGTGATCGGCGTTCCGTCGCCACTGGCGGACACATTCATGGATCGCTATTTCCTCGGGAATGGCCAAACCGCGTCAAGAGCCTATGTGGCTCGTATGCAAACGCTGTTGGGGTCGAATCCGGATTTCTCTCAAGCTGTGGAAGCGTCCGCGCTCAACAAACTTCGTAACTCCGCTGGTCTAGATGAGTTCGACAGTGGATCATTCCGTAATGACTCCTATCGCAACGCACGTAATGCCATGGTTAATAAGGCGGACGTTCTGATGAGTCCTCAGAGCGCAGAATCGACCGATCAGTTAAAGCGAGTATCCGGATATGTGAACGACGAAGGTAAGGCCGCAACCGTCAATCGATCAAACACCGCGTTGACGCTGCAAAGATTCGGGGCGCCGCCGGCTCCGTCTAGCCCTGGAGTCGCCGGTACACTGGCAGATTATGCGGCCGATGTCGGGGCTGCGCACACCGGACCGGTTGGTTATGCCGTTAAGAAAATAGGCTCCGGACTCCTGAAGAACGCAAGAGAAGCAAAGGCGGCGGCAGCGTTGAAGGCAGCGAAACTTAAATTCGCGCAAGAGGCGGTTGCGCCAGGAGCTGGTATAGACATGGGAGCAACGCCGCCCGCTGGCGGGCGCACCTCCGGTGGCAAAGTCGACCACGAGGTCCTAGTCAGCCGCCTCCTCGACCGCTGGCACAGCGCTCGAAAAGCATCCAACAAAACGACCGAGCCACTCCTTCACTTCCCCGATGAGACCATTCGCCGCGCGCTCGAGATTTCAGGGAGACCGTCCACGTGAGTGGCTGCTGCACCCCGACCTATGACCTTTGTGTAGCCCAGGGCGCGACCCTGACCAAAGTCCTCACCTGGACCACACTGCCCGTTCCCGGCGGACCAGCGGGCGCCGCGCCGACCCCGGTGGACCTCACCGGCTGGACGGCGACCATGCAAATTCGAGCCTTCGCGCTGTCGCCGACCGTGCTCTATGACGCGAGCCCTGATATCACCTTGGGCGGCGCTGCCGGGACGATCACGCTCGCGATTCCCGCCGCGACGACCGAAGGGTTCACCTGGTGGTCTGGCGTTTACGACCTATTGCTCACCGATCCGTCAGGGGGTGTCACGCGGTTCCTAAGTGGCGCCGTGACGGTATCCCCAGGAGTCACCTCTTGAACATTGATCTCTGGAGGCGCCCCCTCCTTCTCCTGGCTCTCGCCATCGTGGGCAGTTTCGCGCACCCGCACCAGGCGCTCGCGCAGACGAAGTACCAGACCTGTAGCTTCAGTGACCCGACCCATTGCTACGGGATCGGGCCCGGGAGTGCGGGTCAGGCCTACGTCTCGAACGGTTCGACGGGCTACCCGGCTTTCAGTTCGATGATTTCCGGGGTGACGAGCATCGGCGGCGTCACCATTCCGGCGACGGCATCGGAATTTGTGACGGGGCCGACAACCACAACACCTTCGCAGTGCTTCCTCTCTACCACGACCGCAGGCCTTGGCTCATGGGGAAGCTGCCCCGGCGGCGGCTCTCCCGGTGGTTCCAATTTCGAGCTCCAGTACAACAATTCCGGTACGTTCGGCGGCATCGCGCTGGGGACTCTGGGGTATCCGCTGCTGTCGGATGGCTCCTCGGGGACGGCGGTCTTCGGGCAGTTGGACCTTACGCTTGGGGTGACTGGATTGCTGCCGGTCGCGCACGGCGGCACTGGGACGGCATCGCCGAGTTTGGTTGCGGGGACGAACGTCACGATTACTGGGGCCTGGCCCAATCAGACGGTGAATGCGACTGGCGGTGGGGGCATGGTATATCCCGGCGTCGGCATAGCCAATTCCACTGGTTCAGCTTGGGATGTTAGCTATAGCGCAACCAATCTCATACCGACGAGTGTTATTAGCCCCAATTGGCCTCTCTCACAGCACTTTGCTACATTCATCGCGGCAACCTCGGGGAGCAATTTTTCTTCGCCTCTTGTGAATATAGCCGGCACGTATTGGACTGGGTCGGCTTCAGCTGTTGATAATTGGTCTATACAAGATCAAATAGGAACTGGTACCAATCCAACTAGCAGCCTGCTGTTTAACCACACTGGTTCCAGCGGGGTATCTGCCATTTCGATGCCGACTCTCGTGCTAGCGACGCCCTTGGCAGTGACCAGTGGCGGCTCCGGTACTACCACTCCAAGTCTCGTCGCCGGCACCAACGTCACGATCACCGGCTCCTGGCCCAATCAGACCATCACTGCGAGCGCGACCGGCGCGACCGCATTCAGCGCCCTTACCGGCAGCACCAACACCACCGCCGCCATGCTAGTCGGCACCGGCGCGAGTCTCGCCGCGACCGGCTCCGGCACGATCACCGCCACCAGTTCTCCGCTCTCAGGCCTCACCGGCCTTGGCACTGGGGTCGCTACCGCGCTCGCCATCAACGTCGGCACGGCCGGCGCGCCCGTCGTCAATGGGGGTGCACTCGGCACTCCCTCCGGCGGCACCGCGACGAACCTGGTCGGTTTGCCCATCGCGACTGGCGTCTCAGGCCTCGGCACGGGCGTCGCCACCTTCTTGGCCACCCCGTCAAGTGCGAACTTCGCTGCCGCCGTGACGGGTGAAACGGGCGCGGGCGCCGTCGTCTTCGCCACGTCGCCCTCGCTCGTCACCCCGACCCTCGGCGCTGCCACGGCCTCGGGGCTCACCCTCTCCTCGATCACAGGCTCCACTCAGTGCCTTCAGGTGAACACCTCCGGCGTCGTGGCGGGTTCAGGCGCCGGCTGCGGGGGCGCGCCGGCCTTCTCCGCCATCACGACCGCGACCAATACGACTGCCACCATGACGGTGGGCACCGGCGGCACGCTCACCTTCTCCGGCACCGGGGTCCTGAACGCTGACCAGGTGAACGGCGCCACGGTACCGGCGAGTCAGACTTGCATCGCGAGCAATAGCTCTGGGCAGCTAATCGGCTGCACGACCACCGCGACGCTGCCCTTCTCGTCTCTCTCCAGCGCGACCAATACCACCGCCGCCATGGTGGTGGGGAGCGGCGCGAGCTTCACGACGACCGACAACCTCGACCTCCTGGGCTCATCCACGGGCGCTGTGACGCTGACGACCTCCGATGCTGGCGCGACGAACTACACCGCGACCTTTCCGGCGAACACCGGCACCGTCCCGGAGCTGAACCTCGCGCAGACCTTCAGCGCGTTGCAGACCTTCGGCACCGATATCTCAATTGGCGGCGTCACGGCGGCGGGGGCGACCGGTACCGGCAACATCGTATTCGCGACCTCACCGACCTTCACCACCCCGACGCTGGGGGCTGCGACGGCTTCCGGGTTGACGCTTTCCGCAATCACCGGTTCTACGCAGTGCTTGCAGGTGAATACCTCGGGCGTGGTCGCCGGTTCTGGAGCGACCTGTGGCGGCGGCGGCGGCTCCGGCACCGTCAATAGCGGCACGGCAGCGCAGCTCGCCTACTATGCCTCGACGGGTACTGCGGTGTCGGGCACGACAAACGCGTCCATCACGGCGGGCGCGTTGACGCTCGGGGCCTCGGGTACGGCCGGCAGTATACAAATGGGCAATGCGACGAGCGGCACGGTGACGCTGGTGTCTGTGACGGGAGCGTTGGGCTCTGCGACGGCGAGCTTTCCGGCTAACACAGGACAGGTCGCTGAAACCAACCTGGCCAATAGTTGGTCGCTCTCTCAGAGTTTTGGCGCCCGCGCGGTTCTTTTGTACAACCCAGTGGCAAGCACTTCTGCGCTATATGAGCAGGGGACCATCTTTACCGGGGGTACCGGCACAACCACTTGGCCGTACAACTACTACAACCCAACTGGCCCGACTGCCCCTACCACGTTCAGCACCGGGGGTACGCTGTGGGCTGCTAATTTCCCCAGCGCGTATGTGGGAAACATTTTCGATTTCTACGTCAATGGCGGCACCTCTGTTTTCAGTGTGAATTATCAGGGCAATGCAGTAGAGAACGCACTCACGATTGCGGGTATCACGGGCTCCACGCAGTGCCTTCATGTCAACACTTCGGGCGTCGTCTCCGGCACCGGCTCCGATTGCGGCAGCGGTGGCAGCACGGCGTTCAGCGCGTTGACCAGCAGCACGAACACGACGGCCGCCATGGTGGTCGGGGCGGGCGCGAGTCTCGCTACGGTGAGCACGGGCACCATCGCTGCCACCAGCGTCACCGGCCTTTCGGTGACGAGCGGCAAGACATTGACCGTGTCGAACTCCCTCACTCTTGCCGGCACCGACGCGACGACGATGACGTTCCCCGCGACCTCGCAGACCATCGCGGGCCTCACCACCGCGCAGACGTGGGGCGCGGCAAACACGTTCCCCGGCAGCGATATCCTCATCAAAGGATCGAGCACGGGCACGACGGCGTTGGCAAGTGCCAATGCGAGCGCGACCAATTACACCTGGACGCTCCCTGCCGCCACTGATACTGCTACAGGGCTAGCCGCGACGCAGACACTCACCAACAAGTCCATCGCGGCCAGTGAGGTGAATTCCGGGACGCTCGCAGCCGCGCAGATGCCAGCGCTCACTGGCGATGTCATCTCGACCGTGGGTACAGTGGCGACGAGTGTCGTCAAGGTCAACGGCGCGGCAGTACCGACGAGTGCGTTGATTCTGGGGTCCAACAGTTCCAATCAACTGGTGGCTGCGTCTACCGTCACCTATCTCGATGACACCGGGACTACGTTCACCATCGCTTCAGGGACTGGCGCCTGCGCGACGACGACGACGCTCACTGGTGGCACGGCCATCGGCAGCTTCGTCTGCTCGGGCACGAGTGGCGTATCCACAGCCGTCATCACGCTACCCACGGCCAACAATGGGATATGGATCTGCAAGTCGCTCGATAAGACGACCTCCGCCGACACGTTCCAGCAGACGACCTGGACCTCGACCAGCGCGACACTCGGCGGCACGATTGTGTCCGGGGATGTCATCGGGTTCATGTGCGGCGCCTCCTGATAGGGGAGCCGCGTGAAAGTGACGCTTAAACAACTGCTGCTGGGCGCGGCAACTTTCCTCTTAACGACGCTCGCTGGCGCGCAGGTCCTGCTGTCCGGTTCGAGTGTTGTCGCAGCCGGCGGCAGCATTATCGCGCTCTCTGGTGGTGGGGGCGGCTCGGCACCCGTACTGCTTTACACCGACATCGTCTCAGGCAGTGCGACAAACGGGGAATTCGGCGACGGGTCATACCTCACCCTCTACGGGGAGAATCTCGGCTCGGCTGCCGATATGTGCACCTCAGCCGGCGCGCAGGTGACCATCGGCGGCGCTCCTATAGCGAACTGCCGCTATCTCGTGCCGGCGGTGACGAACGGGATTCGACCTGGCTTCGCTGCCATTGACGCGTTGAATGTGCAGATCGGCTCGGCGGCGGTCAAGGCGCTCACTCCCGGCACGACGTACACCATCGGCCTCACCGTCAACGGTGTCGCGGCGAACACCACGGATGTGCTCGGGAATCCGTTCAACTTCGTCATCCAGCCTGGGCATTTCTACTTCGTCGATACGGTCAATGGGAATGACTCGACCGGTGTGGTGGACGATATCACCCACCCGTATCGCTACCTTCAAAACGCCAATGGCGGCAGCACGTTCACCGGAGTCTGGGCGACCATCGGGCCTGGGGATTCGGAGATCATTCGGGGCAATAGCGGTACGCCGATCTCTGATGAAGTCGGATACGACAATCGTCTGCTGCGGTTTCACACTCAAGGGGGAACCGCGCCGACCGGCACGATCGGTACCGGCTACTTCGCCTTCACGAGCTACCCCGGACCGATCAATGGGAATACTCCAGAGGATGTTTATATCCTGACGCCGGCCGGCGGCGAGGGTGGCTTCATGGGGACGGACAGCCAGCATGCCCGTGGCGGGTCGGGTGGGACGACTGACGGCCAGTACTGGACCGTCTCCAATATGCGCTCGGACTGCACTGGCAGCCCCGGCTCGACCGACGCGTCTAACTTCAATCTCCAAAACGCCGCCGATTTCACGCGCTTCGTCAATTTGAACGTACAGTGGAATTCGACCAGCACCGGGGCGGCGCATCAGAAGGCTGGTGGTATCGTCGGCAATGGGTATCACGTCGCGATTATGGGCAACTATGTGCATAACATCTCCGGGGGCGATCCGTCATCGCTGGAGAATCACGGCATCTACATGGACGGCACGACGAGCGTTACCGATGCCGCCTGGGTAGAGATCGGCTTCAACGTCATCATCAATTGCGAGACCGGACAGTGCATCCAATTTCACCAGGAGGGTTCCACCGGCTTCCATGACGTCGAGGTGCACCACAACTGGTCTGAACACTCCGCTAAATACGTAATGAAGATGGACGGGTGGAGCAACGCCGGTGGACCTAGCCTGTGGTGGGATAACGTGGCGATCGGCAGCGTTAGAGAGGCGTTTGAGCTTGACGGCAGCAGCGACAATACTGGAACCGTGCGCGTCGAGAACAACACCTTCATGAACGGCTACTCTGACACCAGCGGCCCTTATATCGCTCAGATTGCCAATGAGGGCGCGAACTCTGTTGGCACGTTCACGATAACGAACAACATATTCGTCTTCAGCCCCGGTACAAGCGGCTTCGTCTCGAACTTCATCGGCTCGATCGGCGGCATGACGGCGACCAATAACCTATGCTTCGACTACCAGGGACGCTGGACGTCCGGCACGGCGAGCTGCGGTACGAGCAAGATCTATGCTGACCCGAAGTTCTTGAACAACGCGACCTTCCCGAATAGCGATATCCGGCTCGGCACGAGCAGCGCTGCCATCGCGGCAGCAATCGCGGCAAGCATCAACCCGGTGAACGACTTTGGGCTGAACGCGCAGCCGCGCGCGGGTCAGACCGTCAACAGTGTTGGAGCGGCACAGTGAGTCAGTATGGGAACACAAACTAGGAACGTCATCTTGAAAACACTTCTCTCCACACTCGCCCTCTCGATGCTCTGCACTCTCGCGCACGCGAATGGCACGTTCATCCAGTTGGTGCAAAACAGCACCACGACGAACACCACGACTACCGTTGCCAGCGGAAATTTTGCGACTACACTGACGACCGGAAACCTGCTCTTCTGCGTCGCTGACTTTGATGGAGAGGGATCGAGCACGGCGCTCCCGACGTCGATACCGCTGACGGATACCCTGGGCAATACGTTCACGGCGGTGAAGACGCTTCAGGACGCGACGAACTTTTTCGAGACGCAGACCTACTACGCGAGCAATGTCACCGGGGGCTCTGCCGACTCCGTGACAGCGACATTCAATGGCAGCAGCTTGAACAGTTTCTACAAGGGCGTCGCATGCGTGGAGTACTCGGGCCTTTCCACATCGGCGCCATTCGTGACGGGGGAAGACAACGGGAACTCGCAGCGGCCTGCTCCTGGTTCCGGCACCCCAAATGGCGTGACGAGTGGCGCCACGCCGACGCTGTCGAGCCAGCCTGCGATCATCATTGGATTCTCGACGATCCTGCACTCTACCGATGGGCCGCCAGTCGTCGGTACCGGCTATACCGCACGCGGGGGTGCCTTCTGGCAGTTTGCCACGGGCACGAACTTCGCGCTCATCGAGGACCAGCGCGTCACGGCGACGACGGCGAGCACCGCAACCTTCACGGCGCCGACGGCGAGCACTGACAACTTCGATACGTACGTCGTGGTATTTCACGAGCCCGCAGCCCCTTGTACGCACAAACCCGCGCTGTCGAATGGCCACCCGGTCGTGAGTCACGGCGGTGCGCTGAATTCGTGCGGGTGAGGGCGCCGGGAAAAAGTGTCCACATGAAAACGACTCTATCCGCAATTGCTCTCGCCGCCTTTTGGACACTGGCGCGCGCCAATGTCATCTACATCACGACGACGGGCGCGGGCACCTTCACGGCTCCAGGCGACTGGCCCGGTACGGCGGATAAAGTAGAACTCATTGCCGGAGGCGGCGCGGGGCAGGCGGGCAACAACACTCCTTCCATCGGTACGGGCGGAGGTGGCGGTCAATATTCCGTCACCCTATCGCTTGCTATATCAAACGGGGCTTCGTTACAGGTCGGTACAGGGGGTTCGACAGTAGGCGCGAGCGGGACGGATACTTGGATTGTCTCTACCGCCGCCGCTCTGGCTCGTCATGGGACCGGCGCCTTAACTAGTGGCGCGGCCGGGATCGGAGGGGGTCAAACCGGCAACACCGGCGGTATTGGCGGCACGCTTTTTAATGGCGGCAACGGTGGCGCCTACACAACCGAGACCAACGGCGGGGGCACGGGCGGAGGTGCCGCCGGTGGCCCGAACGGCAATGGCGCTGCGGGTGGTGCGGCCGCGAGCACGGCGAACGTCACCGGCGGCTCAGGCGGCGGAGGGGCCGGCGGGGGCTCTGCCGGCACCGCAGGCGGCACGACGACTGCGGGCACTGCCGGAGGGCTCGGGGCCAACGGCGGCGGCACAGTGGGCGGCACCGGCGGCGCAGGCGGTACATCGAGCACGGTGCCGGGAGGGGCTGGCTCGGCGGCATCGAGTTCATCGGGAGGCGGCGGCGGCGGCGGGTTTGGCAACGGCACTGCGGCGGCTGGCGTCGCGGGCGGAGTGGGAGGCGCGGGCACTGAATGGGACGCTACGCACGGGTCGGGCGGTGGCGGCGGCGGCAACGGTTCCATCGCTTCCGGCTCGGCGGATCCGCCCGGTAATGGCGGTCTCTACGGCGGCGGTGGCGGCGGGGGTGGTAATGCCTCCTACACCGGCTTCGGCCACGGCGCTCAAGGCATCATCGTCATCACCTATACGCCGGTCTCTACCTGCGTGTCAAAGCCGATGCTCTCCAACGACCACGCGATGGTCAGTAATGGCGCGGCGTTGAATTCCTGCGGCTGATGGTCACGCGCCGCCAAATGCTCGCGCGCACCGGAGCGGCACTTGTGGCGGCTGGCGGTGCGCTGCGGGAGGCGCGCGCGCAGGTGGTGACCGCCGGGGGCTCTGTTGTAGAAGCTGCTGGCGCCGTGCTCAAGGCCGGTATTTTGCAATTGCCAGCCGGCATGAACATCTCAGCCGGCGGGTCTGGCTCGACCTACTACGAGGGCCTCGCGATCTACCGGAACAGGATTCGAGAGGCCAAGGGGTGGTTCAACTCCGCCGGCTCGGCGCTGACCACCGTGGATTCCGCCGGTTGGCCAACCACCGATTTCTCAATCTTCATGAACGCGGGCAACTTCGTCAGTACTCGCGCGCAGTGGATGCAAGGCACCTGGAAGTGCGGATTTATTGGTACGGGAGCGGAGACAGTCACCGGTGTCAACGGGGCCTCGGTATCGAATGTAGTACCCGGAACTGGGGGCGCCTACACCACTTTCGACATGAACAGTGTCGGCACCAACGCCGGTTTCAAGGTCACCGGCACCACTGGCGGCGCTACCAATGTCTGGGCGTACCCACCGAGTTATTACGCGAGCCCAGTCATCGACGACAAGCTCTCACCCTCGGCCTTCACGCCCGAGGCTCTGGCAACCTATCGCAACGCCGGCTATATCCGTGGCATGGACTGGACGGGATGCGTCTTCATCTCGACGGTAATGACATCGGCGAATCGCGCAACGCCCGCCAATACGCAGTGCTTTTACTACAACAAAGGCAACGGACTGGAAGGCATTCCGCTCGAGTGCCTCGCGGCCTTTTGTATGGCGGTCGGGCGCCCCATGTGGCTCAACCTGCCGAATTTATTCGACGCCAGTTTCACCTACATTACGGACCTTGCGAACGCGCTCTTTGCGCTGGTGCCGCCGGGGCTGCCGATCTACATCGAGCAGTCAGATGAGCTGTGGAACAATGAGGGCGCCGGGATCGCTGCGTGGGCTTCGGCAGCCACCACGTATGGAGGTACCAATGCTCCAGTTCCCTTCTACTGCTATCAGAATCACAACTTTGCGAGCATCTTCCAGGGCGTCTTTGGCGCGAGGTACGGAACTGATGTCCGGCTAGTGTCGGCATGGCAGTCGGGAGGCAATGGAGTAGCCTTCAGATCTCACGTGCGCTCGGAATATGCGACGAACGGCTGGAATGTGGCGAATGACTTCTACTCGACGGCTCTAGCGCCGTATCTCAACACTGGATACACCTCCGGGCAGTACAGCAACACCATTGCGCAAATTCAGGCGACGTTGCTTAGCGTGGCACAGGCTGTCCCACTCGCCAATACGCCCTCGACCTCGGTCTATGACATCGAGGCTGTCCTATGCGTGGGGCTAAAGGATGGCCTCTCGATGCTCTGCTACGAGGGCGGCTGGCAGACTAACAATGAGAATGCTGGACTTGTCAATGCTGGCGCCGCGATTCTAGACCCTGGAATGACCGCCGTCATGGAGGCTTACTACCAAGGGGTGCTCAATAGCGGCTCCCGTGGAGTTCCGCAGTGGACGGGGGTTGACGTCAACACCAATACGAGCCTCACTCCAGTCAATGAGTCGGCGGAGGATTGGACAACTTTCGTTACGAGCGGATCACCTCGTCAAGCGGCGATAATCGCCGCGAATGCCGGCTCCTACGTCCTGACCCGCAATGTCGTCAGCGGTACCGGGTCGATCATCCAGGGCAATTGCTACATCGACAACGCCACTGGCGCTGTCGCGACGCTCGGTGGTAGCGGCTTCGCCACCCCGTCCTGGGCGCCGAACTACAGCACGAGCTATCAGGCGACGTTCCTTATCAACTGCTCGAAGGCCGGCACCTACTCCCTCGTCGCGAATCTCACCAATAGCGGCGGCTCGGCTGGCTCTACGGGGCTCGAATGGGCGGGGGAGAAAACTCCCTTTTCGACTTCTGGCTCCGTGAGCATCCCCACCGGCACGGGCAACGTGACGCTCGGGACCGTGGCGCTCGTCCTCGGCGCCAATTATGTGTGCCTCACCGGAAACGGCGCGAACCAGTCCACCGTGGCCATCAATACCTTGACGTTCAATTGAGGGGAGAAATATGGGTACTGCGCCCGCAAATCTCAGGGCAGCGGTGATAGCTAGCACAGATGCCAAGCGCCCGCTATGCTTTTCTCAAGCGCATAGGCTAAGATCGGGCTCGACAAGGTCGCCGGGGTCAATTTAACGAGCGTTTGTCGTGAGAGCAGAAGAGGAAATCGCTGGAATGAGCGAAGTACCGCGCGAGCGTCTGATCGACGTGGAGTGGTCCGGTGAGATGCAGCGCTTCATGGTGGAAGTCGCGCGCAAAGCCGCCGAGGATGCCATCAACCGCATGCCTTCACCGCCCAATCACGGACGCGTCAATCACTTCAATGGCGCGACGAAGGTTGTGTTCTGGATGCTCGGGGTGTTTGGAATCGTGATGTCGACATTGTTTGCGCTCGTCCTGCAGGCGGTCTACACGACCAACGGCGCCGTCAACCAACTCTCTGGCCGTCAGGACGCCTCGCAATCTCAGATAGGGCAGATGCAGCAGGAGATGTCGGCCTTCCAGTCTGAAATCATGGCGCTCGCGCAGAGGCGGCAGAATGGCGGACAGTGAGCGATATACAGCCCGTCGAGTGGCCGAAGAGGGCGCTACACATGGCGACACCTGAGAAGCCGCCAGCCGCTGCGCCAGCACCGATGCCAGAGTCTGGCGCCCCGATGCAGACCAATCCCGACAACTCGCCCAATGAGGCCGTTACGGCGCACGCCGGAGCGCACGTCAATATCACCCGCATCGAGCTGCCGCCGGGGCTCGAGCGCCTCACGTCGTGGTTTCTGCCGACGGTGCTCATGCTGACGGCGGTCATCGGGGCGTGCGGGGTGGTGATGGGGGCGAACATCGCCGAGCAACGGGCCCTCGAACGCTCTTTCAATGACGATCACATACAGGGTAAGCTGCTGGAGCGGCGCTATATGGACATGGAAGCCTACGCCATTTTGAACGGCTGGAAGATCCCGGGCGATGACACGCACGGGCCTACCGGAAATATTCAACGCATGAAACCTACGAGGTGAGTTATGGGAGGCGGCGACGGTTCGATCATCGTTCAAGACAGTATCAAGGCCGACCTCGGTAATCCCCTGGTGTCGGGCAAAGTACCGACGCACATGGCGCCGAAGATGCATGAGATTCTCGCGCGCGACGCGTCGACCTGGACAGTCGCGGAGTTTCTCTTCCTCGACATCTGCCGGGTATCGGCGTACTGCGCCATCAAATGTTGAGACGACATGGAATTATGGGTCACAGCCATCGCTCTCGCCGTTGCCATCGCGAGCCCGATCCTTGCCTGGTGGGGATCGTCCAAGTTTTTCCTCGGCGCCTTCGGCGAGTGGAAGCAGGCGAGCGAGGATTGGCGCAAGGGATTGGGCAGACGGCTCGATGAGATGGAGGCTGCGGTGACAAAGGCCGGTCTCTCCATTCGCATCGAGCGCAACGAACGGGATATCCTTGACCTTCGCGAATGGAAGCATGTGCAGGTTGAGCCCTATGTCCGCGCGGTCGAGGTGTTGAAAGAGCGAGTGGATAAGCTGGAGGAAAAGTGAGCATTCTCGATCTACAACAGACCTTCTCCCAGGACGCCGCGAAGCTCATCCAGAAGGCTCAGGAATTGGGCTACGGCGTGACGCTCGGGGAGGCGTGGCGAACTCCTCAGCAAGCCGAATGGGATGCCGAGCACGGCTCGGGCATCAAAGACTCCGTGCACTGCGAACGCCTCGCCATCGACCTGAATCTATTCAAAGACGGGGAGTATCTGACGACAGGGGACGCGTACGGGCAGCTCGGGACGTGGTGGAAGACGCTCGGGCCTGATCATTATTGGGGAGGCGATTTCGGCCAACTCAAGGACTTGGATCACTTCTCGATATCGCCCGACGGGGTGCACAAGTGAAATACCTCAAATTCCTCTGGCTCCTCCTTCGCGGGAGCATGGCGATTCGAAAGCGACATGCCGCATTGCTCGCGCTGATGGTGGCGTCCGTTGCCACTGCCCAGACGACGGGCACCGCGACTTGGTCTTACGTCGCCCCCACTCAGTACACTGATGGCACGGCAATCCCGAGCACGGCAACCATCACGTACAACCTCTACGTTGGTGTAGCGGGTACCGGTAGTGAAGCCCCAACGCCAGTGCAGACCGGCATCAGATTTACGAGCGCGGTGACCTCTGGCTATACCTCTACCCAGCAGGTTTGCGGCTTTGTGACGGCGGTAGTAGCCGGAATAGAGTCGGCCCATTCAAGCGAGGCATGCCAGGGCGCGCCGGTACCGACAACGAAGACGCCCGGCGCCCCGAGCGGCTTAACTGTAGTGGTGACACCATGAACTTCTGGATTTTCGCAACCAACGTCTGGGAAGCGCTCAATAACAGCTGGACACGCATCCTTGCCGTCTCCGGTGGCACTCTCGCCGTGCTCGCCGAGGGCGGCTTCATTCCCGACAAGTACATGAAAGGCTGTCTCGGAGCCATCGCGGTACTCACCTATTGGAGGGGTCACGTGACAGCGCAGACTTACGTCCAAGCCAAGGCGGTCTTGGCCTCGAACCCTATTCTGCCGGCGGTGCCGGCGCCTCCACGAGAGCCCAAATGAGCAACACTTCCATCCCCTACCTCGCCGCCAACGGCGCCACCGCGCTCGCCATCAGCATGGCCGCTGACAAGGTGGCGGCCGCCAATACCGCCTCCACGATCGCCGCGTACTTCAATGCCGGCGGGACGGGGGACTTCACGGCCATGGCCGCGCAGCTACAGACTCTCGTCGCCGGCATCAAGGATCCGGCCATGGCGCAGTTCGCCGCCAACGCGCTGGCGTTTGTGACCCCGGCCGCGCAGATCGACTGGCAGGTCGTGCAGAACTCGCCCTTCCTCGGGGAGTCGCTCAAGGGCTGGTTCGCCGATACGGGAGCCGGCATTGCAGCGGCGGCTGGCGCGGAGCTCGCGCAGCAGAAGAAGGCGTAAGGCATGGGCGGCATGCTCGGGCGGCTCCCGCGGAAATTCAATCCTCGGGTGCCGCATCTCTCAGCCCTGCTGGCCGGGCGGCGCCGCGCTCTCGCGCCGCCTCCGGTCTCCTGCGACTACACGGTCGCATTGCCGGCAGACCTCGGCATGATGGGGAACAATTCGCTCGGCGACTGTACCTGCGCCGCCCTCGGGCATGCGCTTCAGGTCTGGACGGCGAACGCCAACCCGCCAATCGACACGGAGCCGGACTCGAATATCATCGAGCTCTATTCTGAGGCGTGCGGGTACAAAGCGGGGGATGCCTCGACCGACAGGGGTGGGGATGAGCAGTCGGTGCTCACCTTCGCCATGCTCTCAGGGATTCCGGTCACGAGCGGCCGGCACCGCATCAGCGCCTTCGTCGAAGTGGACCCGTCGAACTTCGCGGACGTGAAGCTCGCAATCTACGATGGCGGTCTTTGCTACCTCGGCTTTAACGTACCGGACTGGATCATGTCCGAGCAGGTCTGGGATGTGCGGCCGGGCACGGCGAATATCATCGGCGGTCATGCGGTGATTGCGGCCGGCTACGACGCGGACGGCCTCAACATCATCTCCTGGGGCAGCAAAGCCTACCGGATGACCTGGGCGTTCTGGTCGGCCTACGTCGATGAGGCGTATCTGCTCGCCGATGCGGATTGGATCCTGGCGACTGGCAAGAGCCCGGCCGGCTTGTCGCTCACGGACCTGGAGACGCAGATGTCGGCCATCAGGGAAGCCGCGTGACGCCCGACCCCGCCGAAGCCGCCCGGCTGGCCTTGTACTGTTACTCGGCCGAGCACATCGGCCCGGTTGAGATGCCCCCGGCGACGCAGGAAGCCCAAGGCGCCATCATCTCAGGCGGGCCGCCACTACCACCCTGGATTGCCGCCACGCACTCCCTCGTCGGCTGGCTGAGCGGCCAGGACGCGTTCTTTGAGGACTGGCTCAACCTCGGGGCCAAGCGTGTGTTTTACGGTTTCGTGACCGAGAGCGAGGCCGGCCAGCACGTGATTATCCGGGGCACCGAGTCGATGGCCGAGTGGGCTATTGACGGGACGTTCCTGCCGAAAGTGGCCCATCCGGGCGACGGCTGCGTCGAGACCGGCTTCTGGGACCTGTTCAAGTCGCTTCAGTTTCGCGACCTCAAGGGTACCGATGGGCCGCCGCTCGAGGCGTTCAGCGACAAGCGGCCGATCGCGTTCACGGGGCACAGCTTAGGCGCACCGCTCGCCGAGTACCTGGCGCTCGCTGCGGCCGAGGCTTTCGGTAGCGCCGCAGTGCGTGGACGGTTCTTCGCAAGCCCGCACCCTGGAGATGGCGCGTTCGCCGACTACTTCGCGAGCCGGGTGACGGACTATGTGTGCTATGCGTACGAGCGCGACCTCGTGCCTCGGGTCCCTGGCGGGATGGGCTACTCGCCACTGCACAATCTCACGATGCTGCCGGCGAATGCGCGCGTGTCAGACAATCCGGTGGCGGCGCACCATGCGGGGAACTACGCGTTCGAGCTCGACCCGTCGTCGATCGCGCTCCTGCCCGAGGCGGAACGCATCTTCCCGACCTAGCAGCGCGGCATCCCCGGACACCCGCACGTACAGCCTCCGCCGTGCCAGTCACTCGCGCTCAAACTCCCGATCACGAGCGCTGCCGCGCCTACAGCCACCGCATCGCAGGTGCGCTCATGGCGCTGGCAGAGGGCGCACGATTGTAACAGCAGACAGGAGAGGAGGAGGGGGAGTTTCATGGATGCTCGTCTGAGTTATGAGCTGTTACCAGCCGCCTTTTTCGTCACGCATGCTCATCTCCTGGTTGATCCGATTACCCTGTATTCCCGTCTGCGTCCGGCAGCCAGAACGCTTCCGGAGCCGAGCCGTTATGCCGAGCGGCCAGAATCTCCGCCCGCAGACGATCCACTTCGCCGACCAGATCCTCGACGTCTGACACGTCGGCCTGTCTCGGTGTGCGCCGCAGATCGTCCATGCGGTCGTCCGTCAGTAGTCGGCGGCGCGTCATGGCGTCACCCCGTATACGCACCACGTCGAATGCTCGGCATGGCGAGCATTCAGCTCGGCAGATTTGGTCTTCGCTTCGGCTGCTGTCATGGACTTCGCCCGCGCCCGATCGGCGGTGAAGGCGTCCCACTCCTGCTCAAACTGACGGCTCGCGCCTCGGAAGAACCGGGTACGGCCGTGCGCTTTTTCGGTGACGATCATTTACCACCCGCTTGGTTGTCAGCGCTACGAGGATAGACCGCTACTCGCTCGGCGAGGCTATCGAGAACGTAGGTACGCTTCCCGGCCTCGTTATGGATTGATATGGCGAGTGCCGTCGCCTCATCGAGTGTGGGCCGATCGCCGCGGTACAGATCACCCAGCGCCGCGCTCTTGCATGCCTCGAACACGTAGAAAGGACCGTTCATTTCGCCACCCTCCGCTTCATCAGCCGCCCCACGTACCGCTTGATTGCCGGCCAGTCCAAGGGGTGAGCCCAAAGCTCAAGCCGCTTCAAACCCACCTCCGTGCGTTTGGCACGCTCCGCCGCCTTGTACTCGCCCCACTTCTTCACTGGGCCTTCCTGAACGCCCGGTAGGCTGCCGCCGCTTCCGTCCAGTTGCGGCAGTCCCGCAGACGCTTGACGATCTCAGAGCCGCACACGATGGCGAAGTACGCCTCGCCCGACCGCCAGTCGATGATATGCTGCACTGCCATGGCGTTCTCCCGCTTCATGGGAGAGAGGCTAGCACTTGGACCGGTCCAAGTCAAGCCTTATCGGAATGCCCCTCGGACTGTGGTACCGCGCGCCAATATAGGCTCCCGCACTGCGGGCAGCCGTCCTTGAAGTGAAGTCCCCATGCTCCAGGGCAGTCGATCCAGACGTGGTTGCAACCGACGCACGTCATGCGCTGCTTTGCGTGCGAGACGCACATCTCGCATCGGCGCGTTATTTCAATCTGCCGGAGCATCTGACACGGTTGGCGGTCTGTCATCCGCTACTTCTATCGAAGGCGGCGGCAAAATGACGGAAGTGACGTAGCAGCGCGTGCAATAGTGGTTAATGTAGACCCACCTGGGCTGACGCCGGATTACCTCGCCGATATATGACGGCTTCCAGCGATGGCCAAATAGCCGACATAGCAGTGGTACCGGCCGCAGAAAAGGCCACTCATCGCCAAATTCACCCATCGCGCCCATGCTCATCTCCTGCGCTGTCCGGTGACGGCCATAAGTCCGAGCCGCACTCCGGAGGTGTGCCTTGCACGATCACGCGCGGGGGCGGGTACGTGACCATCAGCAAGTTACGCCATATCTCGGGGCCGATGTTCTCGATAGCCAAGTGCTTGCACTCGTTCTGACGCAGCTTCACCAACTCGACGGTCAGATTGGCGATCACCTTCAATTCTTCGATCGGAAGCGGCATGCGCTCGACCGTGTAATTATCTTCGCTCATGGACTCCCCGACGCACTAGACGGTGAGTTTTCCCTAAAGGCCAGCAAATGCGCCTCGATAAGGCCATCGATAGCCATCTGTATTCGCATCGTGTCGGCTAATAGCCCATGGAAGGCCGCGGAGGTATCCAGCGCCGCAAGCAGTTCGCGCTGTCGCTCTTGGAGCAGTTTTTCGCTCATGGTTGACTCTCCGAGGATGTAGACGATGGTATCGGGACGCAACTGACTTTCCATTTGGCGCCATCGCTAGCCACGATCTCTTTTCCTTCTTCAAAGTAGTCGATGACCGCTTTGAAAAAATCGCTCGTGACATCTTGCTTGCCGTCCAGGAAAGCATCTCCGGATTTGTTCACACGGCCGACGTATACGCGCCTCGCGAGCGCTGAAACGGCCAGCCTGAGTTTAGTTGCCATGCTCATCCTTTATCGAGACCGATGGATCATTGCCGTCTCTCCGAGCTGTCAAGCCGTTCTGCGCACGAGCCAAACTTAGCCGGATGTCAGAGGCCGTCCCGTACCATACGCGTGGCGTAGGCCGTGTAGAGCGGCTTGGCATATCGGCGTCAGGCTCACTTCTGGTTCCAGGCTTTCTCATACCGCGATTACTCTCTTGCGCTCGAGGGCCAGATCAGCTACGGACACGCTGCTGACGCACCATTCCACGCATGGCGTGGTTCCGTGGGTGGAATTCGTGAACATCGGACATTTAGTCGGTTGTTCTCGGATGCACGCTAGCGCGCACTCCCATCAGTTTGCTTTCGAGAAGCGCGATCGCCATGCGCTCACCGTAGGCACAAAGGACGACGCCGAACGGAGGGGTTGTCGTTACACCGCCCACGCCATTGCCACCGGGCCGCTGGCCGCGCTCGAAGTAAATCCGGCCTCGCAGGAATAGGAGCGCCTGCGCGGCTTGCATGTATGCCTGCAGGTCATGCGTCTCGGTTCTGGCGGGCATCAGGGCAATGCCATCGCCGTGGAGCACCATGCGCTCGTACCAGGGGCGCTTCCCGGAGAAGGGCGGGTTGAGCCATACCGAACCTTCCCAGTCGGCCGTGAGGCCGTTCTCGGCCTTCGTGAGGTGCCTGCGGGCCGGTACGGAGGAGGGCGGACGGCCTGGGCTGCACGGGTCCAGGTCGAATTCTATCGCCAGCGCTCGGAAGACCCAGGACGGTGTATACCACTCGTCGTTCTCCTGGCTGATGCCCGCGATGTCGAAGAGCGCGGCCGACTTCACGGAATAGCCTCCGGCTTCGGCGGCAGCTCCCGCAGCAGCACGCCCCAGCCGGCGCAGTGCGGGCAGCGCTCGCCATGGAGCTTGCCGTCGAGGTCGCAGATGCAGCGCACGTACATCAGGAGCACCCAGCGGATGTGGAATGAGGAAGTCTCATTTCAGCGGGCTCACTTTGCGGAAGTTCCGGTCGTAAACGCCCCGAGTCATGGCCATGGTCGTATGGCCGGCGCGCTCGAAGGCAGACTCCAACGTCTCGGAATCACTCACGCACTTGGCGCGTAGATCATGGAACGTCCAGCGCTCACCCACAGCCCCGAGGCGCCGCGCTTTGCGCATGGCGCGCTGCCAGCAGGCCCGGAATCCTTCGGCCGTGTAGCGCGTCCCTGTGCGGGCACAGAGCACATATGGAGAGCCGGTAGGACTGAGCAGTTTGGCCCGCGCGAGAATGGCGTTCAGCACTTCGGACAAGCCAATCATCAGCTTTTTGCCCGTTTTGCCCTGCTGGATCTTGATGCCCTCGGGCGTTACCTGATCCCACTTCAAGTCCAGAACGTCGCCCTGACGCTGCCCCATGACGAAGGCCAAGTCCATCGCGATCCGGATGCGCTGCGAGGCGATGGTGTAGAAGGCGATGTACTCCTCATCGGTCACGTAGCGCGTACGCCTGGAACTCGGATTGCGCTCGACATCCCGGCAGGGGTTCTTTTCGGCAACGTACCAGCGCCCCACGGCCTTGGCGTAGACGGCCGATAGGACTGCTACCTGTCGGTTGCGCTGGATCTTGCCCTTCGCCACGTCGAGGAATGCCCCGATGTCCCGGGGCTTCAATGCGTTGGCCTCGAGATGTCCGAAGCGCTGGCGCAGAATCACGATATGGCGCGCGTAGTCCTTCTGCGTGCGGGGCGCGAGCGTCGGGAGGACGTCGCGCAGATAGCGGTCGAAGATGTCTGAGAGGATCAATTCGATGTCTCCTCGACAAGCCTGTCGTATCCTTCACGACTACCTGCTCTAATCCACATCAACGCGCATTCAACAGTCACTGGAATCTTGGCATCGCCTGCGTAATAACGGCGCATCTGGCGCTCACTGATCCCGATGGCCTTTGCGGCTCCGCGTTGGGAGATCTTCATCCCATCGAGGAGCCGCTGGAGCTGTCTGGCGGTCATCTCAGTCCGGGACTCCGGCCACGTCGCAGAAGGCGTCTACGAGGTTACCAGGCAGTTCCAGTTTGCCCATCGTGGCCGTCACCTCACGGAACCACGATACGGCCTCTGCACGGTCCAGGATGACCCTGGTGCCAGGCAGAACGGTGGGGCGTCGCTCCAGCAGCGTAGTGGCCGCGTCGCGCTGCTCTCGGGTGAGACGGAGCATCGAACTCTTGACGGGATAGCGGGACTCGGTTTCTTGGATCTGCATGGTGATCTCCTATGACGACGGGCTGAGTGTGCAGTAGCGTCCTATAGGTCGTCAAGTCCTATTTTAAACGCTCACCGTCTCCGATCACTGCTGCTACCACTTCAGCCCGAAGTCGCGGCGTTTGATCTTTGCCATGCGGCCGTCGTCGTGGTGCCACACGAGGCCCTCTACTACGTTCTCGGTGAGGAATGCCTTGAGTCCCCCGAAGTCTCGAGGCGCCATGGGATAGGTGCGGGCCATCCTGTGAGCCTGCAGCACATGCTCAGTGCGCTGATCTTTGTTGCCCTGGATCTTGGGGCCGAGCAGCTCGTAGGTACCGTCAGACTCGCCATGGAAGGCTTCTCGGTGCCAGCGGTCCTCAGGCCCATCCCCGACAGGCATCCAGCCGACCGTCTTGCCCGTGTTCTCGTCGCTCCCCAAGCTCTCGAAATCAGGGGGCGCCATATCACCCTGGCGCAGCTCGCGCCGCTTGTAAATCTTCCCCGCGCGTACCAGGCAGCTCGTGCCGTCGTACTTGCGCGTGGCGATCCCCTCGCCATTGCGCACCCACTCGGTGCCCAGCACCCATTGGTCAATCACCAGGGCCGGCTGGCGGCTCATGTCGCGGACGAAGATGGTTGGAATCTTGTTCACTTTGTAACCTCGGAGTGCTGTACAGATGCTCGGGCTGCAATGTGATCGGCCAAGTGTGTGCCATTCATTTCTAGCCACGCGCGATACGGGCCGCGAAAATAACAGCCACAAGGAGCTTGCCACAGCGTTGAATGCTCCTGACGCCAGCCTGCCAGTTCAAGCTCCCGCACCCAACTACCTGGGTAGCCACAATCAGCCATTGGTCTTGCCCTCGGAAGCGTTCGCGATCTCAAGCAGTACGTCCGCATGGCATGGCTGATCCAGCCGACACCAGCACGCGAGATTTTTGCCGGCGAGATCGGCCCGCAATCGCGCGTCGGTGAACACGAAGTCCCGATGGCTCGAGCCGTTGCTCTCCCGTCGCAGTAGCGCGCGAAAGAGGCGCACGGCCGTCTCAGCATTGGGCACGCCTTCCTCGCCGACCCTGAATGGATTCCCCCATCGGCTCGGACGGCTCACGACGACCGTATCCAGGGGGATGCGCCAGTCCTTCTTCCGGCTCAGTTGTATGCGTTGAGGCGTCATGCTGTCTTGCCCTCCCCGGAACACGCGCCCCAATGCTCCGGCAGCACTCGTCCGCAGTCCACGCATTCGCCGTTGGCGCGCCGGTAGGCCCGCGTGAACTCATGCGCCTCGAGCAGCTTGTCGACGATCTCCTTGTCGCTGATGAGGCCCTGGATGGCATCCAGGATCATGCCGCGCTCGAATTCACTCGGCACGTAATCGCCGGTATTGCCGTTCGCATCCTCGCAATCGGCCACTTCGTAGCCATCGACGTACTCCTCAATGAGCTTATCGAGCTGGGTCCACGGGGTATCGGGAAGTGTGGTCATAGCGCTGGCTCGCTCACAGTTGCTCAGCCACTGCTCCAACCGAACATGCTCATATCCGCAGGAGGGCGAGGACCTAAGCGCGCCTTTACACAGGCCAACTTGTTCTCCCGCACTTTGTGGTCTCCATCCCAATTCTCATCGTCTGCATCCTTCTGACAGGCTTTTCGCGATGTGTAGTAATAGGTCCAATTCCGGCCTTCAATGTTCAAGAGAGGCCCACATGGGGTGGTACGACACATTAGGGCGAGTACCCAGATAAAGTGCATGTCAGTCTCCAGATGTAACAGCGGACCCGTTCACAGCGGCTCTTGCCGCCTTGGCGTTCATCGTCTGCTCGTAGGCAAGATTCCACTCATCTAGCGGGATGACGCTGAGCACGTAGGGCCACTTGAGGCGCACCTTCTCGTCGCTTCCGTCCATGCGACGGGAGGCTCGCTCATCTAGGAGCGAGTAAAACTGCTGACGAACCGAGAAGAGTTCCCCCCTCATGCGCTCGATAATCTCGTCGCGCGATAGAGGCGAGTTCGTTTCCTCCGCTGGCATCCCTTGAATGAGGCAGGCAAAGTCCACGGCAGCCTGGGACCAGCCAATGCCTTTGACCCCGCGCGACTCCTCGCATGGCTCGAAGAATCCCTCCTGGCCGAAGTCCGCGACCATCTGGAACGTGATGACGGGCAGTGCGCAACGGCGCGCTGGCGTCTCGTCCGGTGAGCCCAGCGTCGATATGATTTTTGCCTGAAGGTCATGGCGAGAGTCATCCAATTGCAGCTCTTCAAGAATCTCGCGGAGACATCTCTCGGCGCCATATGATGGCTTGGCGGATACCTCGTCTCGAGGTGCTGGCGCCCGCCATGGGGTTGTTTCTTCTGCCTCTGGAACAGAGCCCCATACGTGCAAGTGCCGCTCTGGCGTTGCCGGCAGTACACATCGGCGCGCGCCTTCGCAGGTTCTATCCACATGGGCACATCGGGTAACCGGATTTGAGGCGTCAGCCATGCTCTTTCTCCGCCTCGTCAGCGGTTCCCGCGAGCGCTGCCTCGGCGATCTCGCGAGTGATATCAAGCCCGTGACGAATCCCCGCGGCTCGCATCGGATCGATGCCCCATTGGGTATCCAGCCTCATCGTCTTAATGCCCATCAACGCCGCGCGCAGCCGCTCAATCTCCATGGCCTGCTCTGCGCAGATCGCCACGTGGCGCCCGATATCGTGCTGTAGCTTCTCGATCTCCCCGCGCGACCAGTCAATCTCCCCGAGGAGCCGGGTGTTCAGGTCTTCGTATTGGCGGAGGCGCTCGATCTGAATCACCCCGTCGACCAGTGCTTCTGATATCGCTGGCTCTTTGTGGCTCGCCAGGTCGGACAAGGACCGCATGCGTTTGACGAGAAGATCCAACGGATTTGAGGTCACGGAGTCGGTCATACGATTCTCACTCGCCGGTATTCGATGGCTTCGGGCACGTTCTCGGGCCGCTTGGGTGATGCCTGCCAATATCCAGGTGGGACGATCCAAACCCACACCGTCTCCGGCAATTCGGCTCTCTCGTCCTTGGTGAGCTGCTCATTCTTCATAAATGCCCCCGCTCGCCTCGCGGATGAATGCGTCCTGCTTTTCAGGTGTCATGCCGTTCCATGGCGCGCACCTGGAGGCAGCCTCGCAGGCCGCGCGGCTCGCCTCTGTCATCTCGCGATAGCGTTCGAGGATCTCGGGTTCCTCCGTGTCCCATGCGCCGTCAATCATGTAGGACTGCCTCAGCGTCTCGGCTTCTTCTTTCAGAAGTTCAGCGGCTCGCCGCAACCAATGGGCAGCGCCAGACGGTTTCTCGGTCCGATGAGCGTTCATCAGTACAAGTCCTCGCTGTATAGAGTGCCAGTGCAAATGCTGTTTTCTGTCCTAATCTGGCCTTGTGCCTTGGCGATGTCCCAAGCCCGCTCTCGCGTCAGGAAGTTCCCGAACTGGTCCACGAAACCTTGCTCGGCACCGCTCACAGTCAGGCGCAACTGCTCGATGAGCTTTCGCATGGTGGCATCGAAGTGGCGTGGACCGCATACCACCACGCCCAGCTTGAGGCGCACGGCCGCGCATACGACGCGCGGTTTCGATGTCCGGGAGTCAGGTGCCATGGGCATCTCCGCTCAGAGCCTCGCGAATCGGCTGCATCTCGGGCGCGTTGCGCCAATAAATATCCCACATGCTACTGGCCTGATTTCCGCTCATGCCCATGTTGTGCCACGTCTGGATCGCCTGGACGGCTCCCAGGAGCGCGGCGCGCAGGAGGTCGATCTCATCACGGGCCTGGAGGACGGCGTGGGCGTCAATGTGAGCCTGCATCGCCGGCCAGTGGCCAAGGACGGGGCGTGTCTGTATCGTCTCAGCGATGCACTCCAGACGCATGGAGAGCAGCTTCGGATCGAGCCGCTTCTCTTTAGTCGTCATAGCGGCCGGCCTTCTTCAGGGCGTTTACGGCGTCCATGTAGGCGCCCTGGGCATTTCCGCCTGGGTAGGACGCCAGCCAGTTCAGCGCGCGCTTGAGAGCGGACAACATGTCGGGCGCGGCGGCTATCAGGCGCGCGTTCGCTTCTGCCTGGAGGATATGTGGATCGTCGTCCCCTTCGTCCTCGGGATCGCGAGTCCAGCATTCGCAGATGGTCTTGGTGCGGTGGTAGTAGGTAGGCGAGCCATCCGTTGTTCCCACTCTAAGCATGTTATCGTCCTGCATGCAGAAGTCGTCTACAACCCATGGGCCCGGAGTCGGCTTTGCGAGCCGCTGGTGCCGGCGGCGCAGCGAGCGCACGGCGGCGCGCACGGGGCTCCAGGGTAGCGATACCCACCAGGCGATCATGCCGGCACCTCGCGCCGCCCGGCCTTAACGAGCGGTTTGGCTTTGTCGTGGTCGAGAAACCCCGGCTCCATGATCCACTGGCGGCGGTGGGAGTTGTATTTCAACTGCGCGAGGAGCATGCCGGGCGTGCCCTTGCTCGCGGCCGCCCGCACGCGGTCGATGTAGGGGGCGAGCTGCTCGATCTGGTGGGGGGTAAGGGGGATTTTCACTGGCGTATCTCCAGCCGCTCCCCCTGACGCAGCCAGCAGCCCGCTACCGCGCGGCCGGCCTTCAGCGCTACCTTGATGAGGCCTTTGTCGGGATGCGGCGGCGGCGGCTCCGGTTGCACCATGAATTCCGCCGGTACGCGCAGCGGGTCGGTGATCTCCACGGCGTCGGGATTCTTGCGCACGTATAGGGTGAACTCGGGGCACTCGACCTTGGGGCGCTGCGCATTCTGGAGCTGAAACAGCACATAGGACCTGATGCCCTCGGCCCGCTTGCGCCGCCGCTCGGCGCGCCGCTGCATGGCGAGCGCCGCGACATCGATCATGTCGGCTTCGGCTTCGAGCCCCAGGACGAGCTTCGCGATGTTGGTAGCCTTGGCTTCCAGGTCTCCCTCCAGACTCTCCAGCGTATCGCGGATCACCTCGGGCGGCAGGTCGTCCTCCTCGGCCAGAAGCTCGAGCGAGCGAAAGTCGCCAAGGATTTCGTAGAGCTTCGGCAAGCCGCTCACGTGGGGGCCTCTTCGGATGCGGCGGCGGCCAACTCGGCCTTGCGGGCATCGTAGATC